TTGACGAAAAAGAAACAGATTTTAACTGTCAACGAAGATTTATCCGATATATTCGCCATTCCCAAAACGTCTAGACCGGAATCTGACCGATTGACTATCGAAAAAGCATTAGCGACTGTTACACGTCAGATGGAGATTAGCGGTTATCGGGAAAGAACGATTAGCGACTATAATGTGTACGTAAAGCATTTCAGAAAAACGTTAAAAATCGACTACATAGACGAAATTACCAACGACTCAATTTACGACTGGCTTGCGAGTATGGACGTCAGTCCGCAAACGAAATTAACGCGCGTAAAGTGTTTAAAGGCGTTCTTGTCGCGTTGTTTCGATAATGGCTGGATTACAGTACGTTTTTGGAAAACTGTTAAGGTAAAGGTCGACAGCAACGTCAAGGAGGGCGCGACTGAAAATAACATAAACGCTTTGCTTTCTGTTTTAGATTTAGGGGATTTCGTACAGTTACGGGATGCGACGGCAGCGTTATTGATGTACCGAACAGGGATTCGAATAAAAACGATTGCGCAACTTGAAAACAAACACATCGATTTCGAGGAAAAGTTACTACGGCTTGACGGCGCAATAATGAAGAATCACGAACAATTATTATTGCCATTCGATGACGTGTTACATCGTCTGCTAACTGTCTTGATAAAACAAAACGACTTAATTAGGCGTGAATATAGGAAGGATAATACCTACGTTTTCATCACAAAGCAAGGCGGGATTATAGCGACAAGCCCGTCGAATAACAATATTCAAAAACGTTTGAATAAGTATGCGAAGCAGTACGGTTTAAAAAACATAAATCCGCACGCATTACGGAGAGGGTTCGCAAAATCACTTTTGGAAAAAGGTGCGAAAATAACGGACATATCTCGTGCATTAGGTCATAGCAATCTCGCAGTAACGAGTCAGTATTTGCACTTGGATAAAGAAGAAGTAGCGGAAAATTTACGAAAGTATTTATAAGCTGATTTAACACCTGAAAAATAAAAACCCCGTCATTTTCGGCGGGGTCTCTTCTTATCTATTGAACGCTGGATGCTCGAAATATTGCATCGCAACGGTTTCGTAATTTTTCGTATCGAAAGCCGCCCAGTTTATCTTTTCGGCTGTTGCACGATCTAATTCTATTCGGAGCACTTCGCTGTGCTCCGAATTTCCATACGCATCGGTGAGCGGAAGTTCCCATTTGAGCGTAACGCTATGTAGTTCCGAGTGCTTTTCGAACAGTCTTTCGAATAATTTCGCGGAGTCACTTAAAAATATCTTTTTCGTCATTTTGGCGCTAAGGCCAACTTCGTCCTTAAAGGTTACGATTGCGAGTTTTGCGCCCTCGATGTCAACGCCATAGTTATCGTTAACTTGCAGATCGGACAATGTTTCTTTGGTATCGACTTTTGCAATCGTTTTCTTTATTTTGTCGTCTAAAGATGCTGGTTGCTTAGGCTTAGCTTCGGGCTTTTTCTTTTCTTCTTTCGGCTTAACTTCATTAGCTTTTACTTCTTCCGATTTTTTCTCGTTCGTCTTCGCTACTTCTTTTTTATCTTCTTTCGATTTCGTCTCTTCCTTCTTGTCGGCTTTGTCTACCTTCGCTACTTCCTTGGCTTCTTTCTTTTCAGCCTTCGCCACTTCAGCCTTGTCTTCCTTTTTTGCCTCGACTTTTGGCTTATCCTCCGCCTTCTCCGCCGATTCTTCCGGTGGGTCGGCCATGCTGCCTATCATAAATAAGATAAAAAATATTGCGATTACAATAAACCACCACCGCCTATAAAACGGCTTTTTCTTCTTTTCCTTCTTTTTAGCCACACGATAACCCCCTTATGTTTTGTACAAGTACATTTTACCATATATTCCTGTCGTTTACTGTAGCAAAAATAATTTCGAAAGTATGGTGCACTTTTGAATATAGCGGTTCCTGTTTATAAGTAGGTGGAAAAAATATATTTGTAAATTTGGTGCGTTTTCTGGCGCACGCTTCCCAGTCTTAAGTGAAGGCGAAAAAATTATTTTCGGGAAAATGGTGCAATTTGCAAGTGCCGTGGCCCTGTTTATAAGTAAGGACGAAAAATATTTTTGAGAAACACACCCCACTGCGTTGTCATTTTTCGTTATTAAAAGTAAAGGAGGCGATCGAAATTGCTCAGCGTTGAATCACAGCGAGAATATTCCATAACTTCCGGCAAGGCCGAGACGCGTATCTTCGTTAAGATGTACGTCGATGCGGTTCACAGCGGTCTAATAGCCGATATGGGCGCCGAAAGATGGCAGACACTTTGCGTCTTGGCAGCGTTCATGGATGCGGATGGCAACTGCTTTCCCTCGCAAGAACTCATAGCTAACCGGCTTAAAGTTACGAGAGAAACGGCCAACAGACGAATAAGGGCGTTGTGTGATTATCGTTGGAACGGCAGTCCTTTAGTCGAAAAGGTTCGCGCAAGGCAAAAAGGCGGCATTTGGGAAAACGCTAGATATACGATAAAGCCCATAAGTAACCTCGGAATATTCTAACCATGTGACGTTGACGCCATGTGGTACGTAGCCATATATGGTTATACGTCACACTAACAATAACGAGTATTAAACGAGAACCATCGTATTTAACTAGATAAAACATACCGCCAAAAACAAGTTTTGTCGGAACGTATCTATATAAGAAAACGAATGTGTTCGTAGAGGTATCTATTCGAAGGGGGTCTTAGTTCCAAAAGAAAAAATTAAAATAAAAAAGAAAAGGTGGCGCCGGCCGCTGTTAAGGGGAGTGAACGGAATGAAAACGTATAAGTTCTTTCTTCATACTGGATTTGCTGGGTGCACACAAGAAGAGATCGTCGAATTGCCATCTGACTTATCGGAGGAAGAAGTAGAAGAAGAGTTTAAAGATTGGGTTTGGAATTTGTTAGATGGCCATTATGAGGAATTAGAAAGGAGAGAGCCATGACGGAAATTTCGAACGGTATTGCTGAACTATCGAAAGACCTGAACGTAATGACCGCAGAAATCAACGCCTACCAACGTGTTGCAGGCGAAGCAATATTCGAGATAGGAAGAAGACTGAAGTGGGTTCGAGACAATCCGAAAGAGTATGGATTCGAAGGGTATCAGGGTTGGGAGCATTGGTGCTCTAAGAGTTTAAACATTACACGACGACACGCAAACAGGTTCATTAAGGTTTACGAAAGGTTCGCAGAAAAATCGGGAACCCCGGGGTCCCGACTACCCTCATCGATAACCGTTTTAACAACTTTAGCGGAATTCACTGACGAAGAACTCGAAAAGCCTCGCGAAATGCCTGACGGTTCTACAAAAAAGCTGACGGAAATGTCTCGTAGGGAAATCGAAGAATTTAAACGAAGAGAGCGAAAGGCTATAGCGGAAAAAGAAAAGGCATTGGCAGAAGCAGAAGCGGCGAAGAAGCGCGCTGAACAAGCCGAGCAACGAGAGCGAATGGCACAACGTGATGCAGACCTAGCTCGGCAGGCTTTGGAAACAACAACGACAAGCGAACGCCCATACGGCGTAAAACTCGGCGTAGAAATGTACTCGGCACTCGAAGAACTATCCGAGTGGCAAAAGAAATATTCCTGGATAATCACGAACGTAGGAGATTTCGCCAGACTTGCGGAAGCTGACCCAAATTTTCAGAGAGAGTTTAAACGCTTAGATGAGTTTTGGCGGCAGATGAGCGTTGCTATAGATCGGCAAAATGGTGTTGAGATATTCGAAGCAGATTACGAAATTATTAATTAGTGTACGGAGGGGATAAACGTGGCATCACAAAATTTCTTAAGTAAAGTATTCGGCAGGAATGACGAAGTAATTGGGGCGATTGGGGAAGTAACGGGGCAGCAAGCGAGTATGTTCGAGTTAGTACGGGGGATACAGTCAAGCTTAGAAATGATGGAGACGAGACTGACTATAGAAATTAACAAGATATCAAAGAACTTTGAAGATGAGCTTGCGGAGATTAAAAAGATTGCTATAAATGGATCGCCGAAAGAAGTCGTAAAAGCTATCGAAGGTAAAACACAAGAGGAAAAGAAACAACGTCAATATCGAGCAATAAGAGTTAGATTAGAAAGTACGATGGCTAAATATCTTGTTAATGATCTACCTCTTTACAAGGAGAATGCTCGCTATAAGAACGCAGAGATTACACCACAGGGTTTGGCGGTTTACGAAGCCATTAGTGAATTTCTTATAAAATTGGCGAAAGTGAGTGGCAAGTCTAAGGAGCAATTTACGAACTATGGTAGATATAGAAAGTTTTTCAGAATCTATGGAATTAAGCCGTACACTAAAATGACAGTCAGAAGGAGCGATGGAACTACGATGAGCACGTTATTGGCTGCTGTTATTGTTAACGGACATGTACGACAGTATCTTGATTACATTCTGGGGATATTAAAGGAGGAAACGAAATGTACAGACCAACAGTAACAACAGACGTTGCAGACTCGTTAGCTTACGTAGAGACGCAAGGAATTATGGAAGATGTTATTCGAAAGAAAGCCGAAGGATATAAATACAAGGGTAATCCATCTTTAATGCCATTGAATAAGATCGATCTGCAAACGCTAATGGCCGCAATGGTTAACGGATATGAAATCGAAAAGACGCCCGAAGAAAAATTGCTCGCATACTACAAGAACATGTGGATGTGCGAAGATGACTCGGGGACGATGTACAGTCTTGGGGTATGTGAGGGAATAAGGAACACATTGGAAATACTCGGAATTACTGTCGAAGGTATTAGCACGCAAGATTATGGGTTTTAAACGCCACGAATGTTATTACATTCAGGCGAAATATAAACGTCAAATACAAAGCAGGAGGAAGGCAAATGGACATTAAAATAGGCGAAGATTTCCGTATAGTTTCTGAATCCATGTGTATTACGGTTTTGCGGCGACGTATAATCGACCCAACGAAGGCGCCAAATTGGCCGAAACTAAAAGCCGAGGGCAGGTCGCCAGAGCTTCGCGAAGAATGGCGGGAATCCACGTACCACACCACGATAGAGCAAGCTATGCGATCGATATTGCAGCAGAAAGTACGAGAAAGCGAGGCCGAAAGTATGGCGGAACTGCTGGCGGAAATCAAGGAAATTAAGCGTGAAATAAGCGAAGTTTTAAATACGGAGGGCTATTGCATTCAGACGAAATAAAAACGATGAATGGACAGCGAAAGGAAGGCGAAAGGAAGGCGATTAAATGCGAAGTGGGGCTAATGGAATGAATAAACGTTTGTCTAACGTAGAATTAGCGGCTATTCGCGAGCGAGTCGAAAAGGCTACGCCGGGACCTTGGATAATCGAAGAATCGCGGTACGAAACGAATTACAACGTAGGGAATAGTAAGTACGACTTTTCTGCGTGCTTGTCACCATTATATGACGCAGAATTCATTGCAGAAGCCCGCGAAGATGTTCCGGATTTACTTTCGCTAGTAGATCAGCAACAGGCGGAGATTGAACGGTTGAGGCAGGCGTTGGGATTTTATGCGGATGAGAGTAGCTATATAGACTTTATTGCCCTACAAAGAATAGAACCAACAGTTATGATTGACAAAGGAGAAAAAGCTCGTCAAGCCCTGAAAGGAGAATCAGTATGACCGAACAGGAACAGTTGGAAGAAATTGATAAAATAGTAGATGATTTGCTAGATAACAGATTAGAATTATAGAACTTTGTTAATGAACATTTTTCGCAGGATGAGCGAGTAAAGGAACAGCAGCAGGAAATTAAACGGTTGAGGGAAATAATTTCTTGGCAGATGTCTTGTGTAGGATGCGGAAATCAGCTTGCCGAGGGTTGGGAAAACGTAGAAGGAACGCCAATTTGTCGAAACTGTTTTGATTATGGAGGCGATGACGAATGAGTAAAATCGAACTTGATGGTGGTAAATATACGGTTGTAAACGAACTTGACGATGGTAAAGGTTTTTACGCGCTTCGGCACGGAGAAACTTGGCGTAACCTTGTCGGAGATAATTTAGTCCTAGCAATGTTCCGCGAAATAGAGACGCTAAAGGAGGAAAACGAGCGATTAGTCAGGGAGAATAAATCTTTGGGAGTTGCTGTAATCGAAAATAAAAAGATATTAACGCGTGTGTTACGAATTTCAGAATAATAACGAGAGGGGGTCCATACGGTGAACATTATCGAAAAAATATTACTATCACTCGTTCTAGGCGCTTTTGGCGTGATGACTGTCGCAATTATTTCGTGGGCATTTTCTACAATACACGTTATAGCAGCGAGCATAGTTACGCTTTTGTATTTCGTATTAATATACATTTTCTATACTGTGTTTATTATGGATTAAAGCTAAGGAGGGGTCGCTAGGATGGCGAAACATTATACAGAAGTTCCAGTCGAAAAGTGGAACACACGTCACTTTACGGACTATTTATGCGAAGAGCATCAACGGTTATTCGGGGTTGAGTACGTACCATACGCTTCGTGGAGACGTGAACAAGGGCAGATCGCAAATATAATCGGTACGACTAAACGAAAGGGAACGCATGATGCTCCGACGTTGAAACGTTTCATTGACGAATGCTTTTCGACATTTACACCATCGGAGAAATACGCTGGAATCAACTTTTCATTCATGTGGACGTATAGAAAGGCGTTATGGCAGCGAATTTTGGCGGACAAAGCGAAACAGACGAAAATAGAGCGTACCGAGACGACACAAGAGGATTTGAAGGAACTGGCCGAATGGCTTTGAGCGGAGGGATTTCGAAATGGAAAAGAAAGTGAGAACTTTACACGAAATGATAAAAAGTAATTTTCCGGACGCGGTGGCGGTTAGAATTTTCGTTAACTCCGAAGGAATAGAAGTTAGTCCGGAATATCGAACGAATGCCGATGGATATTCTATGCAGAAGATTAACGGGCACTGGATAAATCGAAATAATTAAAACGGAGAAGGGGAGACGATAATATGACGAACAAATTCGATATTACAAAGGTGAACGGTAAGGCGACTGTGATAGACATAGGGCATTCTTATCCGAACTTTAGCTCTTTCGCTGGTGCAGCTGGTCATCCCGATGCAGTTAACAGAACCGAACTGATAAATAACGGCGAAGATGTAAACTTATTAGTCAGAGGAAGGCATCCAGATGACAATGGCGTTCTCTACGTAGTTGCAACGAAGGACGGACGTAAAGCTATCTTCGGTTGCAGGGGGCTGAGCATTAAATACGAAATGCCCGAAATAACATATGACGAAGCGATAAAGAACGCAGAAAAAGCGATTGAAGTCCTACGCCAAGCCGCATATGCGGAAGGTTACGCGCAAGGCAAATTCGATGCGGAAATGGAAAGGGTAGCTACTGTTGCGCCGAAGGGACCGAAGGAATTGCCGCAGGAAAAGCGTGATCTTATTATCGAACAGGCAAAACAAGATGTAAAACGTTTATTGGGAGAAAGCCGAATAAGAATGGTGCCAAATCTCTGCGGAGAACTCGAATCATTTTATCCCAACTGTACCTACCCGAGGGATGAAGTAGAATTTGTTATAAACAGGGAAAAGCGGACAGTCGTTGCGTTAATAAAATATGTAGCCGGTAAGGTATGGGCGAAAGGAATCGCCAAGTGTGCCCCGGATGACTGCTTTAATAAACACATCGGAAAGGTTATCGCATTGCATCGTGCGTTAGGACTAGAAGTGCCGGGCAAATATTTAAACGTACCGCAGCCGAAGAAAGTACGTGAGGGCGATAAAATTAAATTTATTGCGCCGGACCACACCTTTGACGGAAGAATCGAAACCGTTTGTGGGGTGGACGAAGATGGGGCGATATGGACTAAAGAGTCTTCGGGATGGGTAGGAGAGGGAGATTGTGAAATTATCGACGATTCAAAAGGAGATGACCGCGAATGACTATTGATAAAACGAAATTCAGAAGTGTAATAGTTAATCGTTTATTGAGAGCAGAAGAAAATAGAGCTCGTGCAGAAGGTGATGAAAGTTGGCATAGTGCTGATTATTATAAAGGGATGACTAAGGCGTACAGAGAATTACTAAAAGTTATCGATGATTGGAGTTGATCACAAATGACCAACGAAGAATTAATGCGACATGCCGACGATTTCCTGGCGAAGGAATACGGAATGTGTAGAACGATACCTATTAAAATTAACAATCGACTAAAGCGAACTTTAGGACGATGTTTAATCGTAGGAAATGAGATCGTCAAGATTGAATTAAGTGGCGATTTAATAAAATATGGTGCTACTCAGGTAATAATCGATATCCTAAAGCATGAATTAATCCATTACGTGATGTTCGTTAAAGGACTTCCACATAGCGATGGCGACGCTACGTTTGAGCAAGAGTTGCTACGATTAGGCGTCGCAAGTTCGGGCAGGTATTGTGTCGGAATGGCTGTCGAATATAAGTGCGAAGTGTGCGGAGTCAACTACGAAGCTTTTACCAAGAGGGTCGCAGAGAAACCGCAAAAATATAGGACTAAATGTTGTGATGGAAGATTAGTAATCTTAGGGGAACGAATCTATGACGGAAAGGGGACGAAAGAAGTATGTTGAAAAAATTTCCGGTTACGTCCGGGTCAGGCAATGAGTATTTAGTGAAAATAAGCGAAAGTTCGTACTTTGAAGATTCGGTAGATGTGAAGGTTTATAGAAAAGGAAAGTTCTTTTCGAGAAAGTTATTCGAGATTCCTTTTGATGAAGAAGCACGACAATACGACTATACGGCGATGGCCATTAGTGCTGTAAATAATTATGAGCAAGGGGAAAGGTACAAACATATTCAACTTATGATGAAACAATACAGAATTAAAGAGTTCGAAGAGTGGGACGGTAATTGTTAATTAAACTGGCGAAATCAACGAATAATATGCCAATTCCGCACATTGTATTAAAATATCGAATAAACGATGCTATACTAACCTCAAAGAAAACGAAAAGAGGTTTTAATGGTGGTAACTAACGCTGATGGAGGAAAACTATTAAGAAAAGTAAGAGAAGATTCGGGGCTTACACAATCCGATATGGCAGAGATATTAAATTATGACACGAGTGTGATAAGTAAATTAGAAAATGACAAGATGTTTATAAAAATCGATTTGTATATGAATTGGCTTAAAAAATTAGGAAGAAAAGACATTCTTGCGTTAACGATTATGGGCGTACCCTTCGAAACGATAATGAAAGAATGCTTTACTAAGGAATACAAAGAAAAGCTTGAACAGATAAAAAGCCAACCACCTAGTCCTGAAGCGATAGAAAAATTCAATAAGGCAAAGAAAGAATACGGGTCTTTATGGGAGGAAATCGAAAAATTGATGAAATAATTTGGAAGGAGATGTAAGATTGGCAAAGACGAATGAAAAACGATGTTTACTCGCATCAAAATGCCGACTAGCCGCCGGCTACAAATGCGTAAATACTTGCCCGAGTTTCATAGCTTTACACGGTATGTCAGGCACAGGCGGTCGGGCAGGTGCGGCGGGTGTACCGTCTGACTATCGGCTATTAACGCTCGAAAACTCGCCCGCAGGCAAAGACCAAGCGAAATATTACGCTTTTCTAACGCAACACGTCGAAACATTCGATAGGCAATTTGAATCGGACGCTGACCGAATAAAGTCACTATATTTATGGTCGGAATCGCCCGGCACAGGCAAGACTACGACAGCAGTGGCGTTGTTAAACGAATGGCTTATACGGCATTACCTCGGCAGCCTGAAGCGAAGTCTACAACCACAGCAGCAGCCGGCTTTATTTCTCGACGTAAACGAATGGCAGACCGAATATAATCTCGCTGCCATGACTAAAGATGAAAAGGGACTCGAAGCTACCAAGCGGGTAGTCGAACGAACGAAACACGTACAATTTGCGGTTCTTGACGACATCGGCGTAAGGTCAGCGACTGAAGCCTTTCGGGCGTTACTGCACACCATAATTAATTATCGATGTGCAAACGGCTTGCCGACGGTTTACACGTCAAATCTATCAATCGAAAAAATGCAGCGAATATTTGACGTGCGTCTATTTGATAGAATGCGAGATCAATGCGCCGATTTGAAGTTTTCCGGCGAGTCAAAAAGGGGGCGACGTTAGTGCAATACGCATCGTATTTTCTTTCGAAGGTTATCGACACAAACGATCCGAAAGCACTAGATCGGTTTAACATCGCGGAATTAGATATGCCGACCAAAGCCGAAAAAGCAGCTTATCGATTCATCGTTGACTACGCCGAGGAAAATCGGGGGCAAGCCCCGTCGTATGCGACTGTAGTTGCCGAGGTCGACGGTTTCTTCTATGTGCCGGAAGTTTCGGACAGCTACGACTATTTGGCTAGAAAAATTAAATCGTACTCGGCGAAGCAAGCAGTCGAAGAGCTTTTCGTTACAAAGACATTCGAACAGAAATACCGCGAATTGAGTGGAGAAAGTTTTCTCGACTGGTTGCAAACGGAAACGGAATCTATTAAAATGAGAACAAGCGTTCGTAATAAAGTGGGAACAAACTTTACGAACGTGACCGAAAAGTTTCTTTCCGAATATGATCGACGTAAGATAGGGGAATCATTCCGTGTGTGGAAATCATTTTTGCCAGAAATCAACGAAACTATCGGTGGATACATTTCTTCGAACGTGTATGTTGTATACGGAAAGCCCGGCCGAGGAAAATCCGTAATAACACTTATGGAAGCAATCGAGGCTGCCACACAGGGCGCGAACGTGTTGATCTGGGCGATGGAAATGGGGTGGTTCGAGGTTTGGGTTCGGATATTCGTTTTTATATCCGCAAAGCAAGGCGTAACAACTGCTCACCTGCACGGATTTGATTTAACCGCCGGATTCGATTCCAGCGAAATTCGTTATGGTAAGTTGGATAAAGATTTCGAAGAAGCATTTCGGAATTTTATAGCAACCGTGAACGACCAAATCGAGGGAAATATAACGGTGCGGGCAGTAGACGACACTGATTTCGATAATAGGAGTTTACGAGCACTTGAAGCCGACATAGAAGCCACGAAAGCAGATGTCGTTGTTCTTGACCCATTTTATTACTTAGATTACGAGAAGAACACATCGAAAACGGCGGGCGGAGATGCGGCAGCAACGTCGATGAAATTGCGACACTTGGCTGGAAGAACGCAAACTGTTATTTTTGCAATTACGCAAGCAGATGAGACGAAGGAAGAGAAGGCCGAAGACGGCAATCGGGAAATTGTTCTGCCAGAGCGAAAGGATGTTAAGAAAACTACACAATTAATCCAAGACGCATATTTGCTTATCGGCGTCGATACCGATTATAAGCAAGGTCGTGGTCTTGTCGGCATAAATAAAGGACGTGATGGAGGCGAGGGCTTAGCCGTAGAAATACTTTATATCCCGCAAGTTGGTGTTGTGAAGCAACTAGAAACTGGCGAAGCTGCCGTTTCACAATTCGATTTTTAGGAGGTGACTACTAATGCCAGAACTAAAAATACGCGGACAAAAGATCGATGTCGATATCCGGGCTGAACTTGAACAATTCGATTGGGGACACCGCGCTAGTTGGAGCGACGACAAACTAAACGCAGCAAGCCCCTTTCGGGATGATCAAACGCCGTCCTTCTTTGTCAATCTTGACGGAGAATACGCTGGCACATGGGGTGACTTAGGCGCGTTTGATGACAACTGGCGTTCGGGCGGTTTCGTTAAATTGCTGTCGTTTCTGCGAGGCGAAACGTGGGAAGAAACTGCCGAATATCTACTTTCGGAATACGGGCGCACGGGCAACGATGAGTCAGAACTGCGAATAAGAATGCCGAATTTGAAGCTACCCGAAAGATTTCGACCGTTGCCGGAAATAGCCGTAACCAAAGCAACGAGTAAATATTTACTTTCGCGGGGCATTGACGCAGAGACACAGCAAAAATATGGCATAGGTCGAGGGCAACAACGAGGCTTTGTCGCGATTCCGTGGCGTACTCCGGACGGCCAGTTAGCGAATATAATGTACCGATCTGTGCGAGGTAAGTATTTCTTTTATGCCCACGGCTGGCCAATACGGAATTTAGTTTGGGGAATTGACGTTATACACCAGTCGCAGGCCAAAACCGCCGTGCTGGTCGAAGCGCCAATTGATGCATTAACTTGGGCTTCGGCTGGTGTAGCGGGCATCGCTGTAGGAGGCGTAAATTTTTCGGATGAACAAGCCGATATAATCAAACGAAGCCCAATCGAAAAGTTAGTCCTCGGCGGAGATAATGACGCAGCAGGCCGTCGATTAAACGAACTAGTGAAGGAGAAATTACGTAGGCATGTAGACTTATTTTCAGTGTGTTATGGAGATAAAAAAGACGCCAACGCTTGCGGCGCTGACGTATTAAAAACGTTGGAATGGCGCGCTGAGACGGTAAAATACCAGTTTTTAACGTGGTAAAATCGACCAGTTTTGTCGAAGGGAAAGTGCGCCATTACAACGTTTGTATGGATTTTCCTCGGCCGGAAGTCGAAACGTGTCGATTGAAACGTGTAGAAACGCGAATCGAGTTTCAATAATATGAAATTAAAGCGCTTACTGCTTGTCTGATTCGTTTGGCACAATACGAACGACCTGTTCGATCGGAACGTCGAGATACAGGCAAATTTTTTCAATAGTGGACATCGTGACTGATTGATTGTTCGATAATTTAGTTGTTGTCGCACTAGAAATGCTAAGGTCTCGCTGTAGCTGCCTCATAGATATTTTTCTTAATTTTAATTGTTGTAATAAAGGTTTATACGAAATCATTGCACCATCTCCATTTAGTTAAATATTTCAAAAATGATTTACAAAACTAAATCATATATGTATAATATAACACAACAACACAAAAATAAAAAGATTTTCTTAAAACACACCCCAACAAATATTTTTATACGTTGTTAATAGTATAGGAGGATGGAGAACATGAAAAACTTAATATCCGAATATCAAAAAACAAGAAGCGATTTAGTTTTTTCGGAGATTTACTTCACTTATTATAGTGATAACAAAAGAATTGTTGAGAAGTTGTCAGCTAAATACAAAATAGATGAGGCTGATATAGAGTCAATGATCAATGATAAGTTAATGAAAGTTGTTGAAAACCTAGATATTGCAATAGGGAATTTTAAGAAAGAAATGGCTGTAGCTGTAAAGAATGGGTGTTTGGATTTAATCAGGAAAATGAGCCGAGAGAATAGTTACCTCGCAGACAATTACCTTGTAGACGAGGATGGTGACGATTTAGAAATATTCGAAGTCGTTTCGGTTGCGCCAACAACCGATGACGAGTTTATAGTAAATTTACAAAAAAACCGCGACCAGCGCCAACTAGTCGCAGAACTTTTGCGGAAGGCCGATGAACAGACTCTCACATCGATATCAGCCTTCGTACAGACAAATTCATACCGACAAGCCGCCAAGCAAGTCGGACTCTCTTGTCACAAAGCGATGAAGAAACGAATTAGACGAATAGCACGCCAATACGACGCCAATCGTTTTGGTAGCTACCACGACTATTTTACCGTACCTACACGCTTTGTGGGGTAGAGTAAACGTTACCCAAAGTACATTATAGCGTACACTTGTTCACATATTCAACGTTTACACACGAAATAAATATAGCAAATTATTACAATTATGTCAAACATAAATCGACAGGAGGCGTTCACAATGTTATATACGGACGAACAAAATGAAAGGTTTCACGATTTATACGAAATATTTGAAATTACTGACGAAACTTTCGAAAGTAGCGAAATTAAGGCGGTTCGTATCGCATGACCAAACGTTACACAGCGACATTACACGCAATAGAACGGGCACATTTGCGATTTGGGGTTGCTTTAGAAAATGCGGAAACTTGGTTTCGGGAAGAACTACGACGAGCAAAGTACATTAGCTCGCAGGGGAGTAATAAAATTATCTACGAAAACGAAGGAAAAACGTTCGTTGTCAATGTTGACGAACGAAAAATAATCACTGTTAGACCTACGGCAGACGCTGCGTTTCTTCAGCCAATCTTCGAGAGGGAACGACGAAAAGCAAAACGTCTGCTAACGAAAACAACGCGAGCGCTTGAACTTGAAATGGCGCATCTGCTAATCGAAAAAGGCGAGCAGACACTAAATAAAGCCCGCGCACGTAATCCGAAAACACGTGCGCTTATCCAAGAAAGAATAAACGAAATAGAAGCGAAAATAAACGAATGTAAGACGGACATTGCACGGGCAAAAGATGAATACGAAAATCATTGTCGGGTGCTTTCGTTAGTTGGAGGTTGACCTATGGAGTTTCTCACAACATTTTTCGGCGTGGTTATCATATTGTGTGTGTCTTCGATGATTCTCGGGGAAGACGACGACCGGACGGAATAAACGTCTGCGTCGGTCACTGCATATGTCGATTACGTGGGCGGTGACGGGCGCGGTCGTATCCGCGGACGGCTGACCCGAAATAACGAGCGCAGGAAAGACTAACGACCATATGCATGCCCATAGGAAACGCTTAGGCGACCTAATACGGCGTAGCTTGCGAGCAAAGTCGGGACGAACCTTGTATGTGGACGTGATTTTTTCGCAGTCACCGTTTTGACAGCGAAAAGTTAGCGCAACCTGCGCTCGGACAATAGAACCGAAAGGGGTAAACGAATGAGCAATATTCGTGACATTTTAAAGCAACGTGAAGAGGCGCGTGACAAAGCGGCACAAGGCGGAGATAGCGAGTTTCCTGATGGGGTTACACGCTACGTACGAATGGGCAGGCACGGCGAGGTAAATGCCGAAGGTAGAACATTTATAATGCTTGCAAAGCCTGACGATTGGTTCTTTTACTTCGTTCACGAGGATAAAGAATACAACGGCAAGGGGTACGACTATAAGCTAAGAAAACACACGTGCCTACATTCGCCAAAGGACATAAATGCCGATCTAATGACATACTTCAAGCCGGGGAAAGACGAGTGCTTAACGTGTAAAGCCGGCGGAAAACGCAAAATGTTCGCTATTATTCCGGTTTATGATCTCGAATATAAGACGTATAGAGTCATAGATACGGCGGAATTTCATGTTAATAATCTTATAGCCGACTATGACAAACTCGAAAAGGCAGCGAAGAAGTTTTCGAAAGACTACACGCTCGTAGGTGACGCTGTTCATATTAGTCAAGTCGACAAAACGTATTCTCTTGAAAGTGGCGATGCGCCGGACGAAGCAATCGAAGCAGCAAAAGCGTACATTGGTTTCGATTTTAAATACGAAGAACTCGCAAACTTTCGAGAGGAAAAAGACCTCGTCGAATTGCTGAAGGAGGCATCGGACGAAGCGATCGACAAGAAAGTCTTAGACGAACAATTCGAATTTTAGGAGGCGGCCAAGATAGCACACGAAACACAAGTAGTAGGCGCAATAAGCGAACTGACCGCTGCCATCGCCATGATGCGGGGTTGCGGTTGGGAAGTCAGTAAGCCGGTAGTGCCGGAGGTCTACGATTTCTTAGCGCGGGACCCTGCAAATGGACGTGTTTATCGCGTCCAAGTTAAGACAATGCACTTCCGCGAAGATCGTAGGTCTCTCGTCGTATACGCTCGAAAAGGAAACGGAGAGCCATACACTAAGGACGAGGTCGACTATATTATCGGAATTGACAATGATCGTGCTTTTATGTTCGAATGCGAGGGTCAAAAAGAATATTGGTCGACAGAACAGACGGTATCGCGCCGATGGATTCAACTGCAAGTCAATTAAAACGAAAAGGGGACGATTTTATGGCGAAGCTTTATGACGTAAAAGTTTTAGATATGGTTGACGGTGAAGTTAAGAAAATTGAGTATGACGGCCATGTTTACGTTAAGACATCGGCACCAGCACAGGTTGGCGACGTAATGCTGGAAGTACGGGGAACATCAACACGTACAGCAGACGCCTTTTACAAAGTCGAGAAATTAGACGACTATGTGCGAGTGTCCGACGATAGAAACGGGCTTCACGGGTGGGTCAAGGAACAACAAGGAGACTATTTCTATATTTTCCGCAAAGTAGGCGATTCCCAGTTTCGAAAGATTGACCGCAAACCTGCCGTTGGTGACTATGTGAAATTTAACGAAGACTGCTGGGATGCGTCGGCCGGCGTATACTATGAAATTATCGGCATTGACGAAGACGGTGACTTAGAGTTTATCGATGACGTAGGAGACGAAAACATAGCGATGTTCGAACACGATGACTTCGAAGTGTTCGAAAAGGTTGTCGATAAGCCGAATAAGCCGAAATTTAAAGTTGGTGACTACATCGTTCCATTGCCGGAGACAAACGGGAGATACAGAATTACCAATACGGAAATGAAACTCGGAGTTGTTAAACGTATTATGTCAAATAAACGTATAGAAGTAGAGGTTTTAAATCACGAAAACAAGCGCGAAAAAGGCTATACAGCTTATGTTGAGGAAAGATATTTCCGCCATGCGACCGAAGAAGAAATTTTTAATCCGGGAACGAAAGTGCGGCTAAATATACCGGAAGGGAAACGTCCTCGATACGGTTGGGGTTATGTGGAAAACGGGGTAATCGGTGAGGTTCGTAGAGTAGTAGTAGGGCGCTTAGGCGAGAAAAAAATCGTTGTAGACTTTCCTTGCAATGGGAAATGGTACGGAGACCCATCCGAACTAGTAATCGTAAATGACGACGTTGAAATTCCGAAATATGAAGTTGGGGATATCGTCCGAATTGTAGGGATTCATCACGGACGTAAAGGCATGATCGGGGAAGTTTCGTGGGTCGACGATCACGTAAGTGTATTAACTAAAAAACCCGAAAGAGTAGATGAAGCCGAAGCAGTCGAACTGATCGCAAAGGCTTCGGATAGGTTTGACATTAAATGATTTCGCCCATCATCGACTTTTGTGCAAGTTGTGACGCGCCAATACGCGAAAGCACGACGGCTTATTACGACGACTACGAAGAGCAGCATTTTTGTTCCGGCGGCTGCTTTCGCGACTGGTGCGCGGACAATCACGAAAAGATAGTCCAGTTTTATCGAAAAATGAACGTCAGTAAGGAATTTTTATAATCCGAAGGAGGACGTTAATATGGCGAAAAATTACGTTAAGGTCGAAAGAGAACCCCGAATTGGTGACTATATCCTGTACGAAAAGGCTCTGCTCACACGGTTGACTCCTGGGAAACATTACAAAGTGGTTGATATTGACGAATACGGCGATGCCTTTGTTATGGATGACCTCGGTGATTACTACGATACAGGCGGTACTGACTTTGAGATATTCGAAGAAGTTGAATTGAAAGTCGGGGATTTTGTGAAAGTGCTCAACGGAAATAGTTACTCCGAAAAAGGCGACATATTGAAAGTCGTTGCAGTCGACCGTTCAATTTTTCCATATAAGGTCGAACATTTAGACGGAACATACGCAGGTTGGTACTCTGATAATATCGTGACAAAAGCGACGGAAAACGAAGTATTCGCTCAATTTAAAATCGGGGATAGGGTACGCCTTTTGTCAGGCGGTGGGGATGCACCACTTTGCGGATATCGCAATGGAGAGGTATATACGAATAATAATTGTTGGCCAGACGCGGCGCCGAATGACGGATTAATCGAGCTGGTGGGCGGGGATGTCCCGCATGGCTACGCAAAGCCGTCGCAACTCCAAAAGGTTAGTGACGAAACCAAGCGGCTTCAAGTGGGCGATTACGCAAAACTTAAAAATACGGTCGGGAACGTGGCAGGTTTTAGAGCCGAAGATATCGTCGAGCTTAGATACAACGAAGTGGGAGCTTCAGACTTCAAAGTAAAACTACTGGCCGGACCTTTATACGGATACACTAACGAAGAAAATTTACTACCAGTTTCGGCCGAAGAAGTCGAAGAAGCAAAACGATGGGCAGCTGTTTCGAGACGACCGAACGAATATAAAAAGGGCGATATTGTACGTGTAATTGAGTCGCCCAATGCTCTTCCAGTCGGGACGATTTTCGAGGTCAAAGCTATAGGAAACGATTATGTGCGCGACTATAGAGGCAATGTCTACGTTATTCGTAGAAAACGTGTGGAACTCGTTGCTCCCGTAGAACAGCGCGTGGACATCGACAAAGAAGGGAGCGACGAATAATCACACCGAAGCTTACACTTAACATTCGACAGCCTACGGAACCTACTGAACGAATACAGGCGGCAATTAAACGAAAGAAGGCGGCTACTGAAACGTTGGAAGAAGCATGGGCGCGGATATTCGAAATGAAGAATACCGCCCCGGACCATCGAAAGCTAGTTGAAGTTAGGCAGGCGATGGCTGACGGACAAATCGGGCGTGAACCTGCTTCAGTGGACAAACGATTTAGCAAGGCCGAGGCTTTACGAATTTGGCGGCAACTAGAAGAAAAAAGGCAGGCCGAAGTACTTCGTCAAATGGTCGAGGAAACGCCTGACAATTACTGGCTGATCACTGACGAGACGAAATTGGCAAAATTCTTATCGATCTTGGAGACCGAAAAAGAAATCGTATTTGACGTAGAAACAACGGGGACTGACATATACAGCGACTACATCGTAGGGCACGTTATCACCTCAGTTAAGGCAGACATTCACGCGTATATCCCTACGAAACACAAAACGAATAATAAACAATTGTCAAACGATTTAGTAAACGAACGATTAAAACCGATTTACGAAGATAGTTCCATCGGTAAAATCGCGCATAATGCGAAGTTTGATATACACATGCTACGAAATGAAGGCATAATACTTCGAGGGTTAACATGGGATACACAAGTCGCCATGCATGTATTAAACGAAAATGAGCGTTTTAACGGCGGTTCGTACCAGCTTAAAGAGTTAGTATCGAAGTACCTCGGAATCCCTTCGAAAACATACGGCCAACTATTCGGAAAAAAGGGCTTTCATGAAATCGAATTAGACATAGCGCTTGCTTATGCGGCCAAGGACGGAGACGTAACGTTAAAACTACGTAATTTTCAGCGACGCCATCTCGATAAAATCGATTTATTAAAGTATTACGAACAGGTTGAAAACCCAACAATCGGAGTTTCTATCGAAATGGAGCAGGCGGGCTTTGTGTTGGATATCGAAAGGGCAAAAGCTTTGTCAAAGCAACTTTCAAACGAGTTGGCGGAAGTTGAGCAAGAATTACGGAAACATTTCGGAGATATCAATTTCAATAGTCCGACACAACTAAGTAGGAAGTTTTATGAAGATTTACGTTTAGGACGCCATCTGCCAAAAGGTACGAAAAAATCAACGGATGTTAAGACGCTCGAAATACTAGCTCCACATCATGAGGGCATTCGAATACTTTTACAATATCGGGAAAAAACAAAACTTCTCGGCACATATATCGATGCCCTTCCGAAACAGGTGCGGGATGACGGCAGAATACACGGTAATTTTAATCAGATGGGAACCGTAACAGGACGTTTTTCTGCCAATTCTCCTAATCTACAAAACCAGCCGTATTTTGCACGCCAATTATTCGTGGCACCGCCGGGTCAAGTAATTCTTTCGGGGGACTTTAGCCAGCAAGAGCCACGTTGGCTCGCTCATTACACAGGCGAAGAAGTCCTCGTTAATGCTTATCGAGAGGGTCGCGATCTATATTCAACCGCAGCCGCAGAACTATTCGGAAAACCTATCGAAGAATGCGGCGACGGTTCTGTGTATAGAAAGATGATGAAAACGGGCATTCTCGCGGTTATGTACGGCACCGGACCGAAAACATTAGCCGCACAGCTTGACATTACTGAAAAAGAAGCCCGAGAGTTTATCGAACAGTTTTACGCCAAATATCCGAAAGTAAAGGCGTGGATAGATAGCAATGAATTATTTGCCAAACGCAAAGGATACGTAAAGATGTTCATGGGAAGAAAACGTAGATTACCTGAAGCAAAGTCGCGAGATCGGTACGAGCAATTTCGTGCTATGCGCCAAGCAACGAATGCAATTATCCAAGGCTCGGCGGCCATACAAACTAAGTTAACTATGCTTTCCTTACAGAAGCTATGCCGCGCTAAAGGATGGACGATGGCTTTCTCGGTACACGACGAAGTGGCGGTGTATGCACCGGAAAGCCTGACGATATCAGATGTGCGAGATTTCGAAAACATTATGTTGCACACCGTTAAACTATCCGTTCCTAACAAAACTGATATCGAAATTAGCCGTAGATGGGGCGAAGGAAAAAATATAGGGGAGTGGTTTCAAATATGAAAATAACGCAGGAACAAATTAATGAATTATTTTTCGAAGGTGAAATCGAAGTAAACGGCGCTAAATATAAGACCGTCGAGGAAGGAGATTTCGAGCAGGGCGTCAAATACCAGACAGCACATTTAATATTTACGGACGGCAAAAAACATTACCTCTCGTATGTAACTCGAAGTGGCTCACCGTTTACTGATTGGGAGTACGAAGATTGGAACGATGCCGCAGTCTATGAAGTAGAACAGCGCGAGGTAGTTGTTAAGGAGTGGGCAGTGGTCAAATCGAAAGGGGATGGCGAGGAATGAAAATCGATGATCTAATTAGGCATTACGAAGAAAGGCTTGTTCTTTTACAAGGAAGCATCGATGAAATAAACGAAAGGTATGGCGATGATTTCGACGTCATCGACGCTTGTGGTGCCAATTACGACGATGCATACGCACTAGGCGACGAACATGGTGGTATTTATGCGGAATATGACGCAATAAAACAGTTTATTTCCGACTTAAAATCGTTGAAGGAGGTCGATTAAATGTTTGACTTAGTATTTGTAGGCGCAGAAGCTCACGGCTACTATAGCGGTGCACATGCTTGCGAGGGTGTTTTCGTACGTAGAGACTATTACGAAAAATATAAAGAAGAACTTACAAATGTTTTCGGATTTAAGACCTTTTGTGAATTAGACGGAAAGCATTCAGAGGTTGAAGGCGATTTAATAGTTAAAAATATTAATAGTATTACGGATGTTGCCGAAGTTGTTTTCGATTTAAACGCGGACTACGATACGTATGTTTTTGAAGATTATATCGAAGAAGAGGACTATCAGGAAGAGTTATCTAAGCACATCTCAGAGGTTTATGAAAATGTAAAAAGAGTTATCGAAGATTATTCGCCATACAAAATCGCGCTAACTGCCGAAGAATATAAAAAAGTTAGTGAGTACATCGAAAAATTAAGGGGCGGGTGGCAAAATGTTTGAAATTATCGGAATTACTAGCGTTATATTTATCGGATTGTTTACGGTGGGTCTAGCGACGGGTGCTCTAAAAATTAGCGTTGATATAAAACGAAAAGGAGATCGATAATTTGACGAACACAAACGAACTAGTCACACAAATAGAAGGCGACTTTTTAGCGTTATTGGACGAATGGCATTCGTTGCCTGAAGTGTGGGACAACGGACTGGATGCGCAAATACATCGGTGGTACTCGAATCCGCCGAAAGTATTTCCCAAAAAACCGTATTTTTCACCATCTTCGACTAATTCGTGTCCTCGCGAGCTTTACGTAAAGGCGAAGGGCGCTAAGAAGGATAACTTTCGACGTCAGCCGCATCAGGCGCGCTGGCAACGTATCGGAACGAATATCGGCGATATAATACAGCGCGACTTGCTCTTTATCGAAAAGCATTTCGAAGCTAAGACGGGCAACAAGTCTCGGTTCAAGTTCGAGCGTAACGTCGCAGGCCAGCCGATGTTCGAGGACTTTGCGAAGACAAATACGCTAGTCGAACATGCAGGCGAATCGTTTTATCTGTACGGCGCGCCCGATGGCATTATGGAGTACGTAACGGACGAAGGCGAGGCAATTCGCGTCGGACTCGAAATCAAATCGAAGCAAACAACGCCTGCCCGAACGTCCTTGCATTCAATGCGAAATCCTGACGAATCACACGTAAAGCAAACGATAGCTTATTCGCATATGTTCGGCTGCGACTATTACGTAATTTTATACGTAAACGCCGCAAAGCAAGGTTGGTCTTTGACGGAAGAGCAATACGCCAAAACGCCCGACATTCGCGCCTTCTGCTTGCATATCACGGACGCTCAACGTACTGTGCTGTTCGATGAACTCGCTGAAATTAGTAAGTCAATACGAACGTCTGAACCGATGCCTCTCGATTTGTCAAAATGGACGTTTAACAATTACAAAACGGCGTGCGCACTCGATTTATCAGACGAAGAAGTGGCGGCACTAAAAACGCAAGTCCAGCGTGTTCTTCGCTCAGGGCTTTCCCTTAAGAAAAAAGAGGAGTACGTCGAAGCGTTTCAATTTATTGAAAGTGTTCGAAAGAAAGAGGAAGGGGTGCCCGTATGAAATCACGCAGAGAACGAAGACAAGAAGCACGAAAGAATGGAGCAAAATTTGTTCCGCAGTACAACGGTAAAAAGCCGAAAACATACAAGGAGGCTTTCGGCGTTGGTTATGAAAGATTCGATGGAAAATACGTTAAAGTTACGGAGGTGATTTAGTGTCAAACGATAAAGAGGTATTTTCTAAGTGGGTTAATTCGATGTGGGACGCACTCGGCGCTATGCCAAGTGACCCTAAAGAGGTTATCGGTATGTCCAACGAAGAGGTCGAAAAAGCTCACGACTATCTAGCGAAATTGGAGCAAAGTATAGCGCTTAATAACGAAGATATACTCGTTTTGGTGTCAGCGATACGTCGCTTTTTATACGAAAATATAGGAGATATAGACGATCTGTTTCCCGTCCCTGCCAATATGTCTAAAAAACAGAGGGACTTAGCGCTAGAACGGTTAGAAAAATCATATCCCGATGCCGAACTTCTTATTAAGTATTTGCAAGGGCTATACAATAGAATCGCTGCGGAGTTTAACGAAGATGAATAAACGAATATTAGCGTTCGATATCAGCACAAATCCCGGCGTCGCTGTTCTCGAAGTTAAAAAGTTAAAGTCCGGCATTAAAGTCGAGCTAAAACACGTCGACAGCATAAAGACATCGACCGCACATACAGACGCCCAACGTTACGCCTACATCGAGGCTTTCGCGGTAAAAGTTATTCACGAACACGGACCTTTCGACGTTGTTTTGCGCGAACATTTCACAAAAGGACGAAATAAGCGCTCAACGCAGACGGTATTCGGCGCGTGGGCAGCGATAGACGCAGCGTTAAACAAGTACGGTTACGAAGTGGTCGCGGAACTAACGCCGTCTGAAGTCAAAAAGGCAGCGAGTGGTAGTGGAAACGCCGATAAGGCCGAAGTCGAAGCTGGCGTTAGAAAAAGGCTCGGACTGCCGGACGACTTTACGTTTAAAAGCGATGACGAATCTGACGCGGTTGCGGTCGGCCTCGCCTATTTAATTAAAAAAGGAGTGCTTGCGTAATGGTAATGTATACAGTTGAGCAGATTCGGAAGGCCAAACGTTTTAGACTTACGAATAACGAACATTTTGACAGCGATACGGAGGTCGGCAAGTGGTACGAACTTAAAAACGTGTACGGTTTTGTGTGCCACAAAGACGAAGCAGGATATGACTGTCGACATGTTTATCGCGGAGGTATGGATGAATGCGTCGAACTCTCAATACGAGACGGCTACATCGAATACGACATTTCAACGAGTAAACAGGAAATAATCGAAAAGTTGAAAAAGCTAGAGGAGGGCGATGTTCTAGAAGCAGTTAAGAGTGATCACCACTTTACAATGGGGAGCCTTTACGTCATCGAAAAGGATGGACATGGCGATTTGTTTATCACGAGCGATATTGGCGGCTATTTTTATGTGAACATAGGGATTGACTACGAACGAAAAGCGTTTAAAGAAATACAAGCCGGTATTTTAAGTTTCTTTGATAAGAATAATTTACCCGAACTTTTTATGGAATCTTTTGTATGTAATACCGGTGGTGAGTTCCATATGACAATATCAGGAAATATGGCAGGTCTACCAATAATAAGAGATACCATCGATCGAATAGAGAAACGAGAAAAATTGCTTCGATTGCTTCAAGAACGCGCCGAGTTAGACAGAAAAATTGACGTATTGAGGGCGGAGGGGTAGGGGTGTTGCTTATAACAAAGTCCCTAATGGTTTTATTGTTTATGCTCTTCGCCATAATAGGTACGTCTGAATTACTAGATATAACATACGAGAGGGCGGCGATATCGATTTTAGCCGCTATTGTGGCGACTCTCCTCGTGCTTGGGGTGGGAGGTAATTAATTGAGAAATCTAATTTTGGCTTTTATAGCACAACTAATATATGACGTTTTAATAATGATATTAGTCGCATTAGGATTGACGTTAGTTATTAATGCGATATTCAGCGCAGACATCAACTATATGGTAATCGCTATAGTTAACGGTATATTGGCCGCCGCAAATAATCTCGTAAAATCAGTTCCGATACTCATGAGGGAGATGAAAAAGTGCGGACCTCATTAATCGAAACTTATAAAAGACTTCTAATTGATCTCGAATATGATCGTAACCAAGCGCTACGAGAATACGATAATATCGAAAATAGAAAATCCGAACTTGAGGATGAGTTGGCCAGTATTTCGGAAGGAATAAGCGAACTTAGGAAGTTAATAAACGAAAAGGAGGCGTTAGAGTGTCGGAAACAATAATCACGAAAGACGACGGCCTTCGAAAGCTACCGTTCGACCGTGTGCGACTAGATAGCTTTATCGATGCGTGCTTCGTTGACTATCCGAACCTTGAAGCGGACGAATATAAAGCGAAGGTAATTCGCTCCATCGAAGCGCATGAGCAGTACAAAGCAACCGAAATAACACGCTTGCTGACGTTACTAGCGCTGGAAAACGTCAGAATGGAGTCTCCCGATTGGACTTTCGTAGCTGCTCGTATTCTGCTTCGTTCTTTATACAAGCAAGCCGCGCGTAACCGTAGTTATGACTCGGAAAAGCGATACGGTGATTTTTACGGTCTTTTAAAAACGCTAGCTGGTAAAGGCATTTATTCGGCGGCTATACTCGAAAAATACAGCCGAGAAGAAATCGAAATGCTGTCTGCAATAATCGACCCAGAACGCGACTATCTATTTACGTATATCGGACTCAAAACGTTAGCCGATCGGTACCTAGCGACCGACCATGAAGGGCAATTATACGAACTTCCGCAAGAACGCTGGTTAATAATCGCTATGTACCTTATGCAAGACGAAGTGTCGGCTAAACGTACACAATACGTAGCTGAAGTGTACTGGGCGTTATCGAACTTATACATGACCGTCGCAACGCCGACATTGGCCAACGCAGGGAAAGCACATGGGCAATTATCGTCTTGCTTTATCGATACAGTCGAAGACTCTCTTATTGGCATCTATAACAGCAATACCGATGTGGCAAGGCTTTCGAAAGACGGCGGTGGCATCGGCGTTTATCTCGGCAAAGTACGTGCAAAAGGTTCGGCAATAAAAGGCTTTGTGGGCGCATCTTCCGGCGTTATTCCGTGGATAAAACAGCTTAATAATACGGCGGTTAGCGTTGACCAACTGGGCACACGTAAAGGAGCTATTGCTGTTTACCTCGACGTTTGGCACGCAGATATCATGTCGTTCCTAGACGTTAAGTTAAATAACGGTGACGATCGATTACGTGCACACGATATTTTCACCGGCGTTTGTTTGCCTGATTTGTTTATGGAACAAGTCGAAAAGCGCGGCGATTGGTACCTATTCGACCCTCACGAAGTGCGACGGGTAATGGGCTATTCTCTGGAGGACTTTTACGACGAAGAAAAGGGCGCCGGTACATTCCGAGAGCGCTATGACGAATGCGTCCGTAACAATGCCTTAAAGAAAACGAAAGTTGCAGCAATTGACGTTATGAAACGTTTGCTGCGGTCACAACTCGAAACAGGCGGTCCGTTCATGTTTTACAGGGACGAAGTGAATCGGAAGAATCCGAATAAGCATGCGGGCATGATCTACTGCTCGAATCTATGCACGGAAATAAGCCAAAATATGTCACCGACCGAACAGTTTAGCGAGACAATCGAGGGCGACCAAATCGTCATACGAAAGCAAGCAGGCGACTTCGTTGTATGTAATTTATCGTCAATTAGCTTAGCTCGAGCCATTTGCGGTAATGCACTCGGTCGACTAATCCGGATTCAAATTCGAATGTTGGATAACGTAATCGACCTAAATACAATCGATGTAAAGCAAGCGCAAATCACGAACCAAAAGTATCGAGCAGTTGGGTTAGGAACATTCGGCTGGCATCATTTACTAGCGAAATACGACATATCATGGGAGTCAGAACGTGCGGTTGAACTTGCAGATGAGATATACGAAGAGATAGCTTATTATACGATTAAAGCTTCGGCTGACTTGGCGGAGGAAAAGGGCGCATATCCTATGTTTATAGGTAGCGAATGGCAGACCGGCGAGTATTTCGAGAAGAGGGGTTATTTTGAAAGTCCAATGGCTCCGGCTTGGACGGAACTGAGTGCGAGAATTAGAAAGCACGGCATTAGAAACGGCTATCTCATGGCCGTAGCGCCGAACGCTTCAACCTCGATAATTGCCGGCAGCAGCGCAAGCATTGACCCGATATTTGCAGTTGAGTACACCGAAGAAAAGAAAGACTACCGTATTCCTGTTACTGCGCCCGATCTAACACATAAAACGTATGCAGTCTATCGGAAGTCAGCGTACATGCTCGATCAGTTTTGGTCTATTAAACAAAATGCAGCGCGACAAAAACACGTTGATCAAGCGATTTCATTTAATCTTTACGTACCGAATACAATTCCCGCGAAAGTACTGCTCGACCTGCACCTAACAGCTTGGCGTGCAGGGTTAAAAACTACGTATTACCTACGGTCAACTGCGAACGAAGTAGATGAATGTGAGTGGTGCAGTTCGTGATGGAGGGGAAAGCTATTAAAATACTAAAGTTCTTTCAAGCGTGGTTATTGGGAATAATTTTCGTGTGTGCTTGGTTATGCTTACTTGTGCTAACACTATTGCCTTTTATTTTGGTCGGAATTGGATTTATCGGAAGCGTAACAGGGGCTATTCTTGCGCTTCTCGTGCTTTCGCTGCTTGTAGGCATTTCGTGTGACTGGGCGGATGAATTATGGTCAAAGTTTTCATAGCTTATGCGAGTCTATCGGGTAATACAGAAGAAGTTGCGCACTTAATAGGCGTAGAACTGACGAAGGCAGGCCATAGCGTTGACTATTATCGGATATGGGACGGCGCAAGCCCGCCCGACCCTTCCGACTACAACGTATTGTTTCTTGGCTCGTACACTTGGGGCAAAGGCGCTACTCCCGACGAGGTAAAAGATTTCGTGGCAGATATCGGATACAAGCCCGAACCTGTTTACGTGTTCGGTACGGGTGATACTCAATTCGGCGGCGACGACCTTTTCTGTAAAGCTGCGGTCAAGTTGGCGCGCTTTTATAATTCGCCTGCCGAGCCGTTGAAGATCGAACAGAGTCCGCGAGGTTCGCAAGAAGAAAAGGTGCGAGAATGGGTAAGGAGGAGTCTATCATTAAATCCCTAGAAGAGATTATTAACCAAGAACCCGTTTTTATAAACGAATGGACACATAAAATTGATGTTATTGGAGACTTTGAATGTATTTATATGACTAAAGCAGAATACGAAGCTACTGAATCCCCGCATCCAAACGAATCTTATTGGTTAAAGAACAAGGATAAAATGAGGAGAGCAATCGAAAAATACCGCGAAGTGAACATTTTATTTGCTTCCTATGGTCAAGATAATTACACGGGTGATGCTTGGGTTTTATTTGAAAAGGAAGGGAAATTATTCGAAGTGAATGGGAGCCATTGCTCCTGTTACGGCCTTGAAGATCAGTGGTTTCCTGAAGAGGTCATTCTAGAAGAATTAGAGAACAGGCTTTTAAATGGAACGTTTGGGGAAGACAAATGGTCAGGAAATACTTTTAAAGAAGAGCTTTGTAAGTTTCTAGGTGTAGAATTTGTAGAGAACATGTAAAGAAAGGACGATTCAATGGCGGAAATCTTAAGAAAAGCACACGTATTAAATCCGACCAATCCGAATAAATCTACTAAACTATTCGGCGGCAAAGCGTCGGGCATCCTTAACTGGAACGACATTGCGTATCCGCATTTCTATAAGCACCGCGAGCAAATTCGCGCACTATTTTGGCGGGCGAGCGAAGTCGATATGACACAGGACGTCAAACAGTTTCCCGAATTGCCCGAACGAACCAAAAACGCTTTTTTAAAGATCATCGGCTTGTTGGCGACACTCGACGGACCGCAGACTCGAATCGCACACGCAATCAGCCAATATGCTACTGACCCGTCGGTACAGTCGATTATGGCGACTATTGCCGACCAAGAAAGCGAGCATAATCACAGCTATGCGTATGTACTTTCGTCGGTTGTTTCTTTGGCAGAACAAAACGAGTCCTTTGAAACAGGACGGAAAGACCTCGTGCTATTGAAACGGAATCAACGAATTATGGACGTTTATAATACATTTGTCGAAAAGCCAACGATAGAAAACGTTTTGAAAACGATAGTTTATACAGCTTTGCTTGAAGGGCTGTTTTTCTACAGTGGATTCGCGTTCTTTTACAACCTCGCCCGACAGCAGCTTATGGTCGGGACATCGACGATGATTAGTTATATCAATCGAGAGGAACTACAACACGGACGTTTCATAAGCGAGCTATTCCGCGCAACCTTAGCCGAAAATCCGCACTTAAACACGGAAGGTTTTGCGGATTGGGTATACGAACAGTTTCGAGTATCGGTCGAACTAGAGTCGGAATGGTCACGCTATATACTCGCGGGCATTGACGGCATTGACCTAGTCGAGATGGAAGGCTACGTTAAGTACCGCGCTAATAAAATGCTTCGCCTTATGGGACTAAGCGAAATTTACCCGGAACATACCAAAAATACTATGCCGTGGATTGAAGCGTATGTGGATAATTTCGACGGCAACAAAACGGACTTTTTCGAACAAAAAAGCCGCCAGTACACGAAAACTAGCGACTTGAACGGATTTGATGAACTTTAGGAGGGGTATTTATGCGACCTTTAAAAATTCGAAATCAGCGAATTAAACGAGACGTGAAACGGCTGCTTGAAATCGTTGCTTCTGCGAGTGAACCGGACTACGCCGAAGTCGAAGCGCTGGCAAGACGTAATGGTTTTTATTATGACGCAAAAGGCAATGTGAGGGAGTCCAAGATATGATGGCATATGTAGTTGCGATTGGGTACTTATTGTATTTTATTTTCCACGTTGCCGGTGTTTATGAGCCTACTCCGTTGGCGATAAGCCTTAATCTCTTATTAATATCGTTATGCTTTTTCGCAATAGGGAGTGATTCGCGTGGAAATCGTAGCTAAGAACGTTGATTGGTTCTATTATGTGGCCATAATTATCCTTACACTTCTATCGATTTTTTGTATGATATGTTTTATCAAAGATACTTTAGAATGGTTTAGTTTTGATTTTCCTGCTGTGCTTGCAATCGTAGTGCTATTAATTATTTCGCTATTGGGAATCGGTGGAATAGCACAGGGGCCGATCATAACCTATGATGCAATAATCACGGACATTAATGAGGTACGAGATCAGGGATATAAGATCATTGGGCAAAGAGGGAAATTATATGAAATTATAAAAACCGGAGGTTAAATCAATGGAAGTAATCGAGATTCATAACACGATTGACGAGGATGAGATGCGGGAAGCACTTACGATTCAAGTTAACGGAAAAACTCTATTCAACGTGTTTGACGGAGAACCTGAAGATCGTTTGTTAATGAGAGATTTCAACGACTGTTACAACATTGTCGATTTAATGCGTTTGGCTTATCAAGCAGGTCGGGACGGAGAAGGTTTCTCTCATGAAATTATCGACGAAAGTGAGGGCGTTTGATGGCGGAAACTCAAATGGGCGTGTGTCTTTTAGCGCATACGCAACTAAGCATGGAATTTATCGAGCAGCTATTCAAAGATGACGCTATTCCAAGTGATCTGCTCGAAAGTATGGCCGAATACACGTCCGGTCAGGCCGCAGCGCTCACGGCAATCCGATCGTGCTACAGTCCGAACAAGCCGAGCGAGATTGTCGCCAAGGAAGGCGAACGTTATTTCGGCTCTAAAGCAACTGACGGTAAGGCAGGAACGGAAACTGATCGACTGATTCGGTTGATTGTTGCGTCAGGCCATACGTCAACACTTGAACATCTAACGTTTACTTTCGCAATCGAAGGTGTTAGTCGCGCACTACTGGCGCAATTAACACGACATCGTGTTGGCTTTAGTTTTAGTGTCCAGTCGCAAAGGTACGTTCGGATGGGCACTTCGGATAAGACGGGCGGTTTCGATTACGTCTTGCCTGAAAGCATAAAAGAAAAGCCAGCCGGAAAAGCGTTTTTTGAAACAGCGATGCGAGACGCACAAGAACATTACGACGTCTTACGTGAAATTGGCATACCGCCCGAAGATGCGCGCGCAGTATTACCGAATGCTGCAGCGTGCAATCTCGTCTTGACCGCAAATTTACGTTCTTTGCTCGACTTTTATTCAAAACGACGTAAAGGGATGGGCGCGCAGCACGAAATTACTGTGTTAGCGGAGCGTTTAAAAAGTGCCGTCGTTGGGGTCGAGCCTTGGGCGGAACAATTATTCGAAAAGGGGTATGTTTGATGGTTATGTATCTTAAAAAGCCGGTTGTTGTCGAAGCGATAAAGTTCGAAGACACGCCCGAAAGGATTCGTGAATTAGCCGATTTCATGAAAAAACAAATCCAAGTGCTCCGTGGATATCCGGTACCTTTCGTAGAAATAGAGACGCTAGAAGGCGTAATGGTGGCGAACGAAGGCGATTACATCATAAAAGGCGTAGAGGGCGAGTTCTACCCTTGTAAGCCCGAAATTTTCCACAAAACGTATGAAAAGTTGGGCGACAATGTCGAAGGGCATATCCGATCTGTCCGTAAACTCGAAACGTTATTTGCCTTACAAGCCACGTTGGACGAACGTATTATTGACGAACGCGACATCGATAAGACACTTGACGAGTGGGTAGCCGGACTAACGATCGCCATGGAAAGCGAAATCGATGAAATTCGGCGCGAAGTAAACTGGAAGTGGTGGAAGAATCCGAAAGAAGTCGACCTTCCTGCGCTTCAAGGCGAGGTAATTGACTTGTGGCACTTTCTCTTATCGTTGTCGCGCGTTGTTGGTCTGACGCCTGAAAAGATTTATACTCAATATACGGAAAAGAATGCGGAGAATCACGCCCGCCAAGCAGGAACAAGCGAAAAGGAAGGATACGAGGTCGAATGAATTTTAATGAAATCGAACGGAAGTTGTGGCGTAGAGCACAACGGGAACTAACGCTCAGGATTGGAGCTACAGGCTTAAAAGCGCCGGCTAAATATACAGTTCGAGGAGACGGTAGTCTATTGTCACTAGATCGTTACTGGATTCCAGTTGTATTTTTCTCGGAAGATCGAAAATTACACGTAACTAATGAGATTGTCCGTTACTCAAGCAAGCCGGTATCAGTCGAGGAATTAGCGACACTCGAAAAGGTATTAGAAGAGTGGCTTGACTGGCTCGAAGTGGGAGCAGGTGGCGACTTATCGGAATAATTACGTCGGTAACATTGGCGGTGCAACTACTTTCGGCACCGCCTTCCATAGAAGCTGCCGAACTAGCCCGGTCGGTCGCTCCTAACGCACAAATTTGGCGTCAGCAGGCGGAGGAACGAAAGCGAGAGATCGAGGCTTTACGTTTAGAAAACGAGCAATTACAGGCTGAAATCGCTTTACTACAGGCCGAAATTGAAAACGCCGGTTGGTATCCGTTTGAAGCAACGGCATATACGGCCGACTGTATGGGCTGTATCGGCATCACCAAGACGGGCATCAACGTTAAGGACACGGAATATTACGAAGACAAGCGTATAGTCGCAGTTGACCCGAGAATAATTCCGTTAGGCTCGACATTAGAAGTACAGTTGGCCAACGGCACGCAATTTAAGGCGACCGCACAAGATATCGGTGGGCTAATCAAAGGACGAATAATTGACGTTCTTGTGGAAAACGAAGACACTGCGAAACAGTTCGGCAGGCAGGCGGTAAGCATACGAATGAAGGAGGGCGTTTAGATGGAAAAACCTAAACTAGTACTTACTCGGGAAGATTGGTATCACAATTGCGGAGATGGATGCTGCTTCGACTTCGGGGCGGATTTATACATTAATGATGAGCGAGTCGAAGGTGTTGACCTTAGTGACGAATCGCCCGAAGATGCATTGGAAGCTGTGTTGGAGCACTTAGGTTACGAGGTCGTGTGGGATGAGGGTAGCGATGACTAAGGTACGAAAATAAATCGTAAAGGGGACGGTAGTGTGAAGTATTATGTGGCTGATGAATCGCTAGGCGGCGTTGAGCGAGAATATAACGCAGTTGAGCGAGACGCAAATATTGGCGAGTTGGTTGTACTGACTAAATACGAGCATGTCGGATATGGCGAGTACGCGAAGGTTGGCGACATTTTAACGTGTACAAAAACTAGTTGTCACGACGGCTCTATTCGAGTAAAGAAAAACATTGACGACGTTGGTTACACATTTATTAATAAGGAATACGAGGACTACGCAGTTCTTGAGCCGACTGGGAACGTCCGTATCGACGGTATTATTTATCGGCTCGTCAAACGTAAGGCTGATATAGGTGACCGTATACTTGTTACTGACGGTTCATACCCTCATCTTTACACTAAAGGCTACTATGTACTTGAAATTCCCGCAAAATCCAATACAACCAGCCCTCGCGATGTTCACGACGTAATCGCAAATCTGACGGACAGAGTCGCAAAGCTCGAGCGTAAGTTACAGACTATTGAAGACGAAAAGGCCGACTTAGCGTTTAAAGTAGCGCAGGTAGATACTAAAATTACGCTAGACTTCGAAAATGTTGCGAAACTGATGGTAGAAAAATTAGGGGAGGCGCTTGTATGCGGCACGAAGTGAACGTCAATAAACGTATAACCATAACGAAAATAGCTCTTACGGGAAAAGCCCGTGCGGGCAAGGATGAAGTGGCACGTATATTAGGTTTACACTATGGATTTAACCGATTTGCTTTCGGCGACGCTTTAAAAAATACGCTTACCATCGCATTGCCGCAAATAATGTACGCCGAGCAAAAGCCTCGTAGGTTATTGCAAGAGTACGGCCAACTAATGCGCAAATACGACCCCAATGTTTGGGTTAACTCGGTAGCAGCGTTAATAGATAGCCACATCGACATAATGACACGCCGCGGTGACGAAGAAATCAACGTTTTGGTCACCGATTGCCGCCAGCCGAATGAGTACGCATGGCTTCGTGAGCAAGGCTTTTCAATCATTCGTGTGTCCGCACCGGAGGAAGTCCGTCTTGAACGCGCTAAGTTGGCAGGCGACCAATTCGACGAAGCTGACTTACAGCACGACACGGAAAGCCACGTCGATAGTTTCGATGTTGATTTCGAAATTATAAACGACGGCACATTAGACAAATTAAAGACGCAAGTTGACGAATTTATGGGCGCACTAATGTTAGCTAGTGCGGGTCAGCCCAGCTAACGAACGAAGGCAAACGCAATAAGCCCGCCTTTGTTAAATTTCGATATTTCACTCGTACAGCAAACGGCTGTTCTAAGTACGCGAAGTCTTTCGTTTCATAAGCGACGGTCAACGAATACACACGACGTTTAGCTTCCGCGGGCACGCCGAGTTCCATCGCACCAGCATATTCGCCTGAGTCGGCAAACTTCAACGACCAGCCGAACTCGGCCTTGCGCCAGCCCGTCACGAGCACGTCAGCAAACTGATAATTAACGACTTTCAGCCAATTGGCACTGCGTTTGCCGATTTCATAGCGCGAGTCCTTACGTTTTAGCACGATGCCTTCGAGGGCTTGTTCTTTTACGGCGTCGTAATAAGCCGAGCCGTTGCCTTCGATGAATTGAACTTTCGATAACAACGGTGTGTCAGTCGGTACTATTTCGGCTAGCAGTTCCTTACGCACGAGCAACGGTAGCTGAATAGTCAATTTGCCTTCGTACTGCAAGACGTCAAACACAACGTAACTCACCGGAGTTACTGACTTGCGTGACATAAAACGACTCATGACCGCCTCAAAGTCCGGCTTGCCTTCGTTATCAGTTGCAATAAGCTCGCCATCAAGCACGGTACCCGGCGGCAGGCTGAGTGCTTTAAGTTCGGGAAATCTCGTGGTAACTTCGTTTTTGTGCCGAGTATACATTCGAACTTTGCCGTCTTCCCCGACCGAATATATAAAACGGATGCCGTCCAGTTTTAATTCGGTTAAATAGCGAGAGTCATCGAAAGGCTCTTCGGATTTACGTAATAGCATTGGCGAAATAAACACGTTAAACACCGTCCTACGGAATATGTCTTTTAATTGTACCGTAGGCAGGCGTCAGGTAGTTTAGTAGATTGCTGGAAAATTAAACGAAATGGAGACGATAAATTGACTAAAAACGACCTTTATAGCGAGATGTACAAAGTCTACTGCGATGGCTACTCGTTAGCAGAGGTTGGGAAGATGTACGGAATAACGCGACAATCGGTTTACTGCGGTTTTAAACGACGTGGGTACGATTTAAGGTCGAAAAATAAACGACCATACCAAACACTCGACGATATAAAATTCACCCTTAGAAATAACGGCTATTATGCAGCTACTACAGGAGACCGTCAGTTAATGCATCGATACGTTTGGGAGAAGTATAACGGAGAAATCCCTCCTGATCATGATATACACCACGTTGATCGAGACAGAGGAAACAACGATATTAGTAATCTCGAACTCTATTCAAAAAGCGAACACGCTCGGATATTTAGCACCGGAAGTAATCAGTATGTCAAAAAACCTTTTAAGGAGTGTGTTGCTAATGAGTAAATTTACGTATATCGAATTATTTGCCGGTATCGGAGGATTTCGACAGGCGCTTGATAAGCTAGGTGGCGAGTGCGTCTTTGCTTCAGAAATTGACAAGTTTGCAAAGCAGGCTTATGCAACTCTGTACAGTGATAATCATTTATACGGAGACATAACAAAGATAAAAGAATCAAACATACCTAATCATGAATTAATTGTGGCGGGAATACCTTGTCAGGCGTTCAGTGTAGCTGGAAAACGAAGGGGGTTCGAGGATACTCGCGGGACTTTATTCTTTGATGTTGCTAGGATTGCTAAAGAAAAGCGTCCAAAAGTTATTTGGATTGAAAATGTAAAAGGTCTTGTCGGACACGACAAGGGGCGTACGTTAGATACGATTGTTCAAACGCTAAATGATTTCGGATATACGTTCGATTTTAACGTGCTCAATTCGAAATACTTCGGAGTTCCGCAAAATAGAGAACGGATATTTATTGTTGCTGTACGAGATGATTTAGTCGCCCGTGAGCCTTGGGCACATGTCAAAGGAACCACCGTAGTGCCAAAGGGCAAGCGAAGATTAAGTACGTACGAAGGTGTGAAAACATTTAACTTCGATTGGCCTACAGAGAACGAAGTCACAACGAGACTTCTCGATGTTCTCGAAAATGAAGTCGATGAAAAATACTACTTAAGCGAGGAAAAGACGTCGAAACTGATTGCACAATTACGTGACAGGGAGTTACGTTTGTTAGAAGAACGGGAAGAGCATGACATTAATGCGATTTACTCTCCCGAAATTATATCGAAAAATCAAAACGGAAGCAGAATAAAGCCGAGTGGCGATCCGATGCCTACGTTAACAAGTCGGGATAGGCACGGCGTTATTGAGCCGCATATGGTTGGGAACATCGGCATAAAAGGCCACGACTCTAATAAGCGTGTATACAGCACTACGGGCATCAGTCCGACTCTTACGACAATGGGTGGAGGGAATACAGAGCCGAAGATAGCTATTGAGTATTCGCGTAAAGAAGGAATCGGTAAAGAACGAGATATTGCACTTTGTCTTTCCGCCAGCGATTGGCGGGGTCTTAATCGAAATCAAAAGCAAAATGCAGTTATACAAAATTTCCGTATCCGAAAACTTACACCACTCGAATGCTGGCGTCTGCAAGGTTTTTCTGACGTGGCACACGAAGCCGTAAAGGCCGCGGGCATTTCCGATACTCAACGCTACAAAATGGCCGGAAACGCCGTGACTGTCAACGTAGTGGAAGCGATAGCCGAACGTCTATTGCCTTATTTATCCGGCGCCTCGTGCGTTTCGAGTTGAAAAGCGAACGCTCCGTCGGGATATTCGGCGTAATCTATGCCGACGTAAGCGAAACGTAACGGCAAATCCGCCTCAGCAAAGCCCGCCTTTGCTACGATACGTTTCGCGTGGCCGTAACGTCGTTTATCGAACTTAAACGGCTGTACGTTAGGTACTCGTACAATTTCCGGCTTTGCTAAAACGATACGTTTGTTTGCGTGATCAAAACCGGCTACCAAACGAAATTCGCCATTTTCGGGGACGTTTAGAACCGTACATGCGCCCGATGAAATGTATAGTCGAAGGTAAGAATCGATCGAAATATAGGCGGCTGGCCCTGCGGAAATCCAATCTAGTGACATAAAAACACCCCGAATCTGTTGTAATTTTACGGCAATTATACAAGCGTATTAAACGAAAGTCAAGCGAAAGGGGACGAAATCATGAGCGAAATTTACGTAATCGTGTGCAAAGAAACGGGAAAAGAAGCGCAAACCTTTAGTCTAAATGAGCCACGGAAGCTTCTCGTTTATACTTCGCACGGTCGAGCGAGGGCAGCGATGAAAGTACGTAAGATGCCGGAAACGCACTACGAAATAAAGGCATATGTACCCAAAAAGGAGGCGTTAACTTGAATGTTCGTACATTATTGCGAGAGTACCACGCATTGCACGCACGTCAATATAAAGGCGATTATAACGCCGTATGTGCGCTCGTAGACCTTCGGAGGGCTATTACATTGGCGGACTTAACGGAGCGTCAGCAGGAAGCGTTAGCATGGATTTATGGCGCTGATTTAACGCAAGAAGACGTGGGGGAGCGAATGAATACGACACAACCGGCGGTCAGCCTAGCAATCGATTCCGCCATTGTGAAGATACAACGAATATATGACGATTGGTCAAGCTTGGAGGATGCCGGATGACTAGTTTTACATTTACGGATAAATATACGGAAGATTTTCAGCGTTACGTCGATGAGTTGTACGAAAATCCTATTGCCGATCGGCAAAAACGAATAGAAACTGTCGATCAACTGATTAATGACTACGTGCAAGCTACGGGCAAACGACCTGCTGGCGCACAGCTCGACCGTTTAGCAACGTTGATTTTACGCGAAGAGCTGACCGACATGCACCCGGACAAGATGTCGCGTGCCGAATATCCGCTGCTTAGTCCGTCGCAGCAGGGTCGGAGGCACTCAGGAGAGCGTTCGTTTAAATTGGCCGAAGAAGTGGCGACAGACGGCAGGGACTATCGATTGCCAACGAGACTCAATCGAAGAATACTGAAATAAACGAAAAGAAACCGCGCCTTAGCTGCGCGGCCCTTTTACGTCTTTTTATCGACCATTAAGGCCGCCTATCATCGTAAGAATTTATATTCAACGCATCTTTAATCGAGGCCTGTAACAAGTGGGAAAAATTCAAACCGGCCTCTTCGCCCGCATCACGAAGCCATCTAGGCAACGTGCAGTTTTTAGTAACTGACTTAAACGCCGCCTCATCTCGAAAGGGTGGCATGTATACTTCAATAAAAACTACACGGTCACTTGAGCTAAACAATTCAATTTTGTCCGGGTCTGAAGGCTCGGGTATAACTTCTCCCTGCTCTTCTTTGTCCAATATAAGATGTGCGAGCATCTCTTTAGCTTTTTGTATCCCGTCGATCAGGCCTTTTGCAAGGATTGCTGTACCGGGAAAATCGGGGAAGTACATGCCTATCCCACCATCTTCGGCTTTTTCAACGACTACAGGGTAGATGTAATGGGTTTTGTAAGCCAAGTTTAATCACTCCTTAACGTTTATTGGAGATAAGGGGAATTAGGTTAGGGACAAGGGGTTAGAATTTAACCCCCGTAGTTTTCTCTATATTTTTTAATGTCCCTATCGGAATCACCTGACCGCTGTTATGAAAGCTTATGTCAGCATATCTCGTGGGGTCTTTTTCATGTATATATCGCTGATGACTTCCCCCACCTTTATGGTTAGGCGATTTGACGAATCCTTCTTTCTTTAGAATTTGAAGGACTTTTCTGACCGTTATTTGTTTCCCCAATCCCTTACCCCCTTCCTAAATACATTATAACACGCATCAATTACACGTGTCAATGTCTTCTTTCGGTACTAAGTCGATTAATTCTCGAATGTCTCTAATATCTAAAGTCCCGATAATCTTTTCGAGAACTTCTTTAGGATAACGTTTCATTTTTCCGTTTGCCAGTTCGCTAATAGTTCGTTCTGTTAATCCTGACATCTTCGCTAATTGCTTTTGATCTAACCCTCGATCTTTTAACAACTTTTTAAGTTTAACCTCGATTACTAAATCCATTTTGGTACACAACCCTCCGATTTTCTTATTTATAAACTTAATTATACATCTTCTCAAGAAATAAATTACGTAAAATGTAATTTTTATGTTGACAATTACGCTAAACGTAATTATTATAGAGTTATAGATTACGTTAAACGTAATTAAGTTTCGAAATTCAGAAGGAGAAAGTGGGGGAACGATATGAAAGTTAACATTGCAGATTTTTCAAATACTCATAAACTTTGCATTGTGGAGACGAGAAAAGGCTATCAATATGCCTGTACTTGGTCGGTTGAAAAGAACGTAAAAGGAGAAGTTACAAGCCCGACATCCGAGCAAGTCAAAGATGCTTGGAGGGAAAATAGAAACGACTTTGAACCGTATGCAGGTCGAATGTATCTATAATACTTTAAAGGGGAGTGAATAAAGTTGCCATCTAAAAAATCACCGTTACAGTTGGTGGATGAAAAATTTACCGAAGAGTTGAAAAGACTTGAACGAAAATTTGAAGATGGGTTGAAAATTGATAACGTACAATTATTTATACATCACGCAGATTTTGTGTTTATTCTTGGTTACTCGATTGGGCAAACAATCGGTTCAAAGCATATTTAAGATAGGGGTATGGATATGAAAAATATTAAATTATTAGCTATTGTATTGTGTGTTTTGATTCTTTCAAACACCGCAGCATATCAAATTGGAAAAGCCGGCAGCAAGGAAAACAGCAATTATAGAATCGAATATGTTGAGGATAAGAGCGGAAGATGGGAACTATACGTCGAACTGAAAAACGGCCAAGCAATCAGCGAAGCGCCGGTGTCCGACGACGGCACTAGCGTATTGATTGCGCCAGACATAACGCCATCTACTACCGTCGATATTTCAGAAGGACTTACACATATTACGTCGAAATAAGGAGCTACTTACTTATATTTTACGCTTTCAGTTGCCTATACGTTATAGGACGACTAAACCGCAGATGCTTTCGAGCGCTGCGGTATTTTTTCGTTGGAGGAGGCTTTGCTTTTATGCTAAATAAATTCGTTGAAATATACGGTTGGCTTGCGATAGGAGCAACAGCCTACATATTCATATTCGGGGGCGCTCTTCGTTTCGAAGTACCTCGCGGAATCTATCGTCTATTTAATACGCTAGGAAACTTGACTATTAAGCGAAGACTGACTTCCGAAGATTACATCGCACTTGCACGGGCCGGCTACATTTTCGAATGGTCATTGCCGCTATTATTACGCTGGAAGGCGAAACAAGTGTGACCTTATTCGGACAAAATGCCGATTTTATAAAATTTAAGTCAAACGGAGGTAATCCACTTGAACGAGTTTTTCTATTGCTACTCGACTAATTTACATTCGTTCTTACAACAGAAAGGCGAACGATATATTTGCGTAGGATTAAACGAAAAAACACTACGCAAATTTTGGCAATATCGCCGCACCGAAGTCTTGAATACGCTGCTATCGGAATACACCGAAAATAATCCGAATAAGTAGATTGCTTTTATTTTAAATACCTATAAATCAAAGGGGACGAACTTAAATGAATAAATTGACCAAAGAACAGCGCGAAGTCTTACGTCAAAAGGAATGCTTGCTGTCGGGCAACGATGTCGGATATACGCCGATTCCTCACGATATTTATCGCAAATTATTGCCGGAACTAAAGGCAAAATATGACGGCATGACCGCGCGGGACTGTGTGTTGCTATACGGATATTTACAGGCTTATGTGAACGGCCAAAACAGCAGTACTACGTATATGTGGGCGTACCCTAGCGTCAAGCAGATTAGTTCAGATACGGGAATCCATAAAGATCGAATTAAGCCGCTAGTAGATATCCTCGAAAAGGAAGGCGTGCTTATTTCGAAAATGGTTTCGTATCGCGGTCACTTAAAGAAAATGTACATGCCGCTTTATGAGCGAAAATCCCCCGATTCCTGTTGATAGGATACGGCCGATTCCTACGGATGGGATTCCGCCGATTCCTGTCGATGGGATACTAATAATAACAACGTAATAACAACGAATTAAAAACAATAAACATAGCGACCTTCAGTCGCCTTCTATGTAGTGTGGGGGTATATTCGGTAGGTCTTTAAAAAGAAAAAGACAAAGATGATTCCGCCGATTCCTACGGATGGGATTCGGGCAATTTATTCGAAGGGAGGCTGACGGAGATTAAAAGATTTATTCTAAAGCTATATTTTTCGCTTAAAATTTGGCGGTGGAAAGCGAAAAGAAAGCCGTATTATCTTATCGTAATACCTACGACATTATGGGTCGGAAAAGAAGGCTTTGACACTTGGAAAGTCGTTCTTGACAAAAACGGCCAGCATTTAAAGTTTAACACTTACGATGATGCGTACGCTTTCGGAAAAAGTCTTAAGGGCAATTTTTTCATAATCGATATCGTTGGTTAGCGAAGGGAGGTCGTTTATGTGTTCGAAAAGAATGGCGATAAATATGGCGTCTATTTTGAAGGAAATCCGTTGTTTGAAACCACTATTTTCGTAGCTGATGTTGCGAGAGTCCCCGATTGGTCAATAGATACACGTTCGATCGTTGACGAAGCAACTACGCGAGAGACGGTAAGATACACGCTTGACCCAAGCATAATTTAGTGGGGATTACGTTGTCAGTACGTTAGCTATATAAGTAGGAAGGAATACGGCTATATACGTTTAGCCCAAGTGAGTAAACGTAAAAGAAAACGGGGGAGTGGGACGTATGATTTCGGGGAGGGGCGTACCTTTTTCGGTGTGGGTGACGGCTACATCCGCTAAGTCCTTCCGGAGGACAGACGCCTTCCAAACTCGAGGGGTTCATATACAACGTTTGCATAACTTATGCATAGCCCTAACTATTTCGATGGTCGTACCTTATGCAATCAGCGTTAGTTTTACGCGCAGCACGCGCCACACAAACAGCGCCATATCAACGATGTATAAAAACGTGCATAATCGATAATTTCAAACGTTTTATAAAGCGCATAACAACAACGTTTATGACAACGATCAACTTCCTGAAACTGTGATTATGTAAACTAAAATTGCATACGAAATTCAACGAAATGAATAAAAGAAATTAAAACGATGAATAAATACGTTTGAATTACGAATAAAAAACCGTTGAGCAGCGTCATTAACGACCAAACCCCCAAGGGCACGGCGCTAGACCCCACGACTGCTGTTCGAAATTAGCGCACAATTTTTCTAACTCGGGGTGCATGACGTATGTATTTCGAAAGTATTTCACCTAGCTAACGCCTTACTAACGAAGCCTAAGAGCTGTTTTAAGCGCTAAGTAAGGTATTTGTATTCGATGTAAACCAATACGATATTTTCACGGGAATTTTAAGCGAAAGGAGGGCGTTTGATTGGCGTATGTAAACGGTGAGTGGTTAGACCGAGCCGCGCGGCAAAAAAGAATCGACATTCTCGTTCAGAGAGTACGTAAGTTAGCGGAGGCAATTAAAGCCGGCCGTGCAAACGACTATTATGTCGACATGTTCTTTCGCGACAAAGAAGAATTAGTTCGATTAAAACGAATACATCGGGCTGAAGTCGACATGTTGTACTTTTTCTATGAATATTTTTCGGAAGCTCGTAATCCTGGCAATCCCGACAATTTAGTTCCTGATATCAACGTTGATATAGACAATGCGCCTGACTTTCACGTCAAATTGTCACGTATTCTCGATTCGGTATCTAATCGAAATCGTACAGCGCGTATTGCGTGGGCAGCCAGCCGAGGGCACGCAAAGTCAGCTTACCTATCGAACGCTTTTCCTACGCATGAAATCGTCTATCGAAAACGAAAAATGATTCTTATAATCTCGGAAACAAACGCAGGGTCTAAAAAGTTTATCAAATGGGTTAGCGACCAGCTTAAATATAATCTAAAGTTACGCGAAGATTTCGGAGTCTTATTACACGAACAAAAGACGAGAAATACAAAGGATTCCGAAGAAGCGTTTCTAACGACAACCGGGATTAAAATGGAAGCTACGTCACTCGGAATGCAAATCCGAGGGTTCCGTAACGGAAATCAACGACCTGATCTAATCATCCTCGATGACTTAGAATCTCGCGACTCTAATAACACGCCAGAACTGCGACAAAAAGCAAAAGATTGGCTTAATCAAGATTTAATGCCAGCTTACGACCCGACGCAGACTGCCGTCATATTCATGGGAACGTTAGTACACCACGATTCTTTGTTAAATTATGTACTTAAAGAGCGTCGGGATTTTATTACGAATCAATTTCCGGCCATTATCGAATGGCCTGAACGGATGGACTTGTGGTCGGAATTTGAGCGAATTTACAAAGAGTATGAGCCGTCGGATGAAGAGATGGCGGAAATGGAAGAAGCAACAGAAGAAACGCCAACGCCAAGCGCACGGGCAGCGCTAGGTTTTTATGAGAAACATCGAGAAGAAATGGACAGGGGCGCAAAGGTACTATGGCCGGAAAGGTTCCCTCTATCTAGCCTAATACTCGAAAAGATTAACGGTGGTACTAAGGCTTTCAATACCGAATTTATGAATAATCCTATCGACGAGGATTCGCAGCTATTTAAGCCGGAACGTTTTCAATACCACGACGGAACAAATGAATTCTCCCACAAAGATTATTATATTGCGATGGGCATGGACTTTGCTATGGGGAAACAAAAAGGTGACTATTCAGCGCTCGTGACGGTAGCAAAACATAAGATAACAAAAAAGATTTACGTCATCGACGCCTATATTGAACGAGTACATCCTGACAAGTTTCTCGATGTAATCGTCAAGCGCGTGCGGAAATATCAGCCGGACGTAATCGGAGCGGAAGCGCAAATGGCTCAGGAATTTTTCGTCGATAAACTAAAAGAGTCATTACAGTACATCGGATATCCAGCGCACAGTCGAGTTAAAAAAATCCAACAACGACAACGAAAAGAACTTCGTATAGAAGCGATGTTACCGGACATAGAAAGCGGGACCATCGTTTTTTCTCATGAACACGAAAGGTTACTTGAGCAGTTCGAGCGATATGGAGCTAAGTGGCACGATGATGGTCCTGACGCCTTAAATATGGCGGTTACTTCGGTGCAAAGGCCGAGGGCGGTTGTCACAACAAAGCCGGATTGGTTATAAAAGGAGGCGATGATATGAGCGATCGAAAAAGAGAACTTGGTGCAAAATTAGACGCAAGGCAACGAACGGCAGCGTATTTGCTAGTTGAAAACGAAATGCTTGGCACAGAAGAACGGCGAACTATGAAAGAAATTGCTGCGGAAGTCGGTGTACACCACAAGACAATGTGGGAGTGGCGTACGAAGAATCGTAATTTTATCGAATATAAGAACGAGATAGCAGACGATTTCTTATCGGACAAAAGGGACCAAGTATACGGCCAATTGATGAAATTAATAAACAGCAATCAGCCTTCCGTAAGGGCTATCGACTTATTCCTGCGTCGTTTCGGACTACTCACCGAAAGACAAATTACGCAGTCTGACAGTAGTGACGAAAAGCGCTCTACAAATAATCTAGAAAAAGGTTTGAAGGACATAGATGCGTTGTTGGAGGACGATGCCGAATGACTCTATTCGTTAAGGGCGCACAGTTTCCGCCACAAGAAGACCTAGAACGTTTGGCGCGCTACGAACGAATGCGTAAGCTATTCGACGGCAAGCAAGCGGAAATATATGAGCGAGCAACGGAAGTATTGAAAGGGACGCCAGCGGCTGCACAAATCGAGAAACTCTATATCGCTGTAAACTTGGCTGACATTATAGCGACAAAGCCGGCAGACTTACTTATAGGCGACCCTCCGACATTTGAGAGCGGCGAGGACGACGATTCTCCCGAACAGATTGCGCTAAATAAGTACATTGAAGAAAACGACCTGAATCATCTAATATATGAATCTGCAATCGCAAATGGGTATCGCGCTGACGCTTGGATAAAGGTTCGTTGGGACTATCAGGAGGATTATTCGGAAGTTCTGTCGGCTGGACTACCGTTGCCGGACGGCATCGAAATGGAGCCAATCGTTGAGCACGTTGACGCTACTTGTGTTTTTCCGGAGACTTCGAACGGAAATATCAAAAAGTTTAAAGCGATAAACATTGCAACGGTCGAATGGGTCGAGACAAAAAAGAACGAAATACCGTACCTTAACGTCGAAAGGCACATACCGGGCTATATTCAATATAAACGTTTTCGGCTAATTTCCACGTCTGTGGATACGTACTGGGGCGCACCGATTCAGACATTTTATATTGAAAAGGAAGTGCCGACCGGCAGGGCTACCGATATAGTCGAAACGGGGCTTTCTTATATGCCCGTTTTCCATATTCCATACAAGTCGATCGATGATCGATGGGAAGGCATCGGAGGGTTAGAAAAGATGGAGTCCACGTTTACAGCCATCAACGATCGGCTGGTGCAAATCGACTACATCTTGTGGAAACACGCTGACCCAACAGCGTATGGACCGGACTTAACTGGCAACTCGGAAGGCGCAGTTCGTTTCGGCGGTAAATATATACCGATTACGAAAGAAGACGCAACGCCCGGCTACATGACGTGGGAGGCGCAACTAGAGTCTGCCTTTCGTGAACTTGACATATTAATATCGTCTATCTTTATAATCGCAGAAACTCCGCAATGGCTTTTCGGTACGGTAATGGCAGGCGATCAAAAAGGCGGTACCGGTACGTCGCATACGGATAGCAGCACTACAAAAGCACGCTTTATGCCGATTTTGTCGAAGGTAAAACGTATTCGGGCGCAGTACGAGCGTGCAATACGTGACGCCCTGTATACCTGCTATCTATTCGATCAGAAATTCGGCACGTATGAAGGAGAAGCGGTGTACCCTACTATTCGATGGCAAGATGGCCTTCCGAAAAACGAAAAAGAAGAAGCTGAAATCGCAAGCATAAGGACTGGTGGCAAGCCTACGCTCGATGTCCACACGGCTATAAAATCACTCGATGACGTTGGAGATAAAAAAGCAACAGAAATAATTCGTCGAATCAACGAGGACGAGGATCGCGAAACTGGTACCGTAAATTCTACGGTTTTCAACGAAAAGGTTGAGGTAATCGAAGATGACGAAGCGTGAATTTCGTGAATCTCCTCGACCAAATTACGATTACGATGCTCAACGACTAGTTCGGCAGTACGAGCAGGCACTTAAAGCAATCCGAAAAGAGCTAAATTCGCTTTTTCTTACGGATTTTAAACGCGCACAAATTCTTGCGGTTGAAGCGGAAATCATCGAAATCTTAAAGAAACTCGGCGCAAACGCTGGTAAATGGGCTAGCGAGGCGATCACAAAATCAGCGAGAGATGGCGTTGCATCTACGTTATATTCGATGGGATTGGCCGTCACTTTCGAGGAAGCTAAAAAAATTGCCACCTTTAATAAGCTAAATAAGGCGATGATCGAGGCGATCGTGGCTGACACGCAGTCTGATTTATTAGCGGTTACTGAAAACGTAGAAAGGCGTACAAAAACAGCTATCCGCCGAACGTCTGCGCTTGTCATGCGCACTAAGGCAACGCAAGGTATAAACGATATAAAATCACTTAATAAGGACATTGCCCGCGAGTTGAAGAAACGACTTGGCGACGAAGTAGATACGGCTATTATCGATGCGGCCGGCCGACGATGGCGACTAAGTCACTATACGGAAATGCTAGGACGTACAAAAATGATGGAAGCACATCTAGAATCGACAATAAACGAAGCGATCGGGCGCGACGTTATATATGGCGTTATCAGCCGACATAACGCTAAAGATGACTGCCGAGCATACGAGGGTAAGTTAATTAAGTTGACGCCAGAAGCTCCGGGAAATTTTCCTGCTTTCGAAGACCTGCCACGGAATGAAATTTTTCATCCATGTTGTAAGCACACGATCAGTCCAGTTAGGCGTCCAGATCGTCTTCCAACGGACTTGCTCGAATTAAACGAATTGCCTTACGAAATGGCGTAAAACTTTCGGCCACTTATAGGCGACGGCCTTAAAACGGGGAGGTATACGAATGTCAGAAGAACAACAACAGCAACAGAAGGAAGAAGTAACGACAGAAGAAAAGACGTTTACGGAGGAGCAAGTTAACGAAATTATTACGAAAAGCCTCGCTCGTGTAGAGAAAAAGTATGCTGATTACGATGATTTAAAAGCAAAACTGTCCGGATTTGAAGCGGCTGAACAGGAGCGAAAAGACGCTGAATTGACAGAAATAGAGCGACTACAAAAACAACTTGCCGAAAAATCAAACGTTGAGCAAACACTAACGAAGAAGATCGAGGAACTATCTTCAAAAGCACAACGACAACAAGTCATCAACGAATTTATCAAAGAAGCGCCAAACTACAATATTCCAACGGAACGGTTAGGTGCTGCACTAAAACTAGCCGATATCACAGCGGCTACAATTACGGAAGATAACAAAATCGATGGGCTAGACAATATTCTCGGTGGCTTGGTCGAACAATATCCTTTCTTAGCCTTGACTGAATCGGCAACACAACCGAAAGAGCCAATAGGCGTGAGTACGAACGGTGGTAAAACTAAGGATACCAAAACATTAGAAGCACAATTAGCTGAAGCGAGACAGAACAAGGATTTTGCCAAGGTCGTAGAGTTATCGAATAAATTACTAGAACAATAGTTAAAAAGGAGACGGATGTAAATGGTTATGCAATCTTATGATTTTCAAGATCAGGTACGACAGCTCGAAGCAGGAATTTCCCTAATTATTGAGGATGAACCGACTTTACTTAGCACGATCGGACTAAGCGGCGAAACGCTTTTTCAAACAAAATACGAATGGATGTCCGATCACCTAAATTCAAATCGGGCGAATCTTGCCGGAGACATTGACGACTCGCAAACCGAAATCGATGTTGTAGCAGGTGATGGCGAGAAATTCCGAGTGAATGCAGTAATTGTAATCGAAGACGAATACATGAAAGTCGTTTCTGTAAATGAGGACAAAATTACAGTCATTCGAGGGTTTGACGATACTGCAAAAACGGCACACGCGAAAGATACGGAAGACTCCGAAATTCGGATTGTCGCAAGACCACAGCTAGAAGCGGCTATGCCGGGACAGGACGAGTCACACGACCGTTATGTTGACTTTAATTACACGCAAATTTTCGAAAGATATGCGGCTGTATCGAAAACACAACAGGCAGTGCGAACACACAACGTCTCAGACGAATTAAATTATCAAGTCCAACTGCGTCTAAAAGAGCTTGCGCGCGAATTTAACGATCAATTGATCTATGGACGTAGAAATGCGGGAAGTGTAGGGCAGCCACGTATGACAGGAGGTCTATTGCACTTCGCACAGATTAAAAATTCCGTGAAGGAGAACCTTAGCGGGGGAGAGCTTTCAGCGAAGGTAATCAACGAAGCGCTTGAAAAAGTGTTTCAACGTGGCGGCAGTGTAAACACTATTCTTACCAATACGCCGGGTTCTCGTCAATTATCTAAACTACTAAACGATAAAATCACGATCGAAAGGCAAGACACAGCACGCGGAAACTACGTAGCTACATTCGTGTCTGATATCGTTGGTGGTGACGTGGTAACAGTCGTTGTAGATAAAAATATGCCGAAAGATAAAATCATCCTATTCGACCGATCAATTTTATCTTTCCATCCGTTGCAAAATCGTGCACTACATGACTTAGATGCAACTCCGAACGGTGCCGACTTTGTCGCTCGCCAAATTCGCGGAGAATATGGCATAAAAATTATGAATGCTAAAGAAAAAATCGCTGTGCTTGAGAACGTAAGTAAAAAAGTAAAATAACGGGGGTGTAGTGATTGGCGAAGTTTAAAGCGACGCCGTTTTACTCGGTCCGTTATGGTGACAAAAGCTTAACGTTCGGATTGGACGGCATATATGAAACAGAAGACGATGGCGAGATCAGGGCGTTAATGGAGCTTTGTCCTCGCTATTTAACGTGCTTAGAAAAGGCGGAGAAGCTAAAAACCGAAGAAAAATCAGAGCCAGCGGAGAAGCCAAAGGCAACGAAACCTAAACCTAAACCGAAAGCCTCCGCCAAAAAATAGAAGCGGGGGTGGGTTTATGTCAATCGAATGGTATCTCGACGATGCAACGGACTACATTCAAATGAACACGCTCGATAACGAAGATTTTCTCGAAGCTGAAGACGAGCGAAAATACGCGCTGCTTAACGTAGCGTACCGAACGCTCAACCGAAAATTTGACGGATACATTATACCGACACAAGCCGTGTACATTTTCGCTGCGGTGCTCGGAGCAGCGTATAACGATACGAACAAATACCAGCAGCAAGGCGTTGCGTCGTTTTCAGTGCGAGGAATCGCGTTTACGTTTAAGGATTGGGCTAAGAAGGGGCTGGACGATCTTATCCCCGAGGAAGTATACGAAATGATAGGTGCGCCTAAAGGCCGAATTGCGAAATGGACGGTGCTGTAAATGGCTATAGTCCCATTAAAGCAAATCGTGACAGTGCATCGAGTTGTCGAAAAGAATAAGTGGGGCGAAGAAAAAACGACATCTAACGAAATGAAGTGCCGTATTGACGAACGAACGCAAATAGTAAAAAACGTAGCGGGCGAAGAGGTCGTCAGCGGTGCGGAAATGTGGTTCGATAAATTCCCCGACGTTCGTTATGACGACGCATTCGAATACACAGATGAACGAGGAATTACAACGAAAGCTAGGCCTATTAAGATCGAGCCGGTCCGAATGCTTAGTGGAAAGCCGACGCTGACAATCGTTTATGTATAAAGGAGGGCGGTAAGGTGGCGAAAGAGTTTCATCTCGATTTAAAAAAATTTAAACGAGCCATTCGGACTTCGCCCCGAGCAGTAAAACGGGGTGCAACGCAAGCATTAGGTGACATTAAAGACGACTGGATTCGTGAAGCTCGCGATGTTGCACCGATGGATAAACGTAACTTACGTGATCAGATAACAGGGGAATCAGATACAGCCGAAGTTGTGGTAACGGCGAATGCTACGACTGATTCCGGCGGTCGTTTTAATTATGCGTATTATATTCACGAACTAGATGCCGGTGGTAAGTCGCTTCGTCACGCGGGCACTGAAAAGAAATTCCTTGACGTATCCGCAGATAAGCGGGAAACGGCGTGGCAGCAGTGGCTTGAGTCCGATATAAAAGCTGCGCTTAAAAGGAGCGGCTGGTAGATGGCGAAAATAACCGACGAAATAGAAGCGATCGGGGCGATTATTTCAGGAACCTTACCGGACGCTACTATTAAATATCAGCATTTGCCGGAAAAGCCAACGCTTGGACTTGCGGTTATCCAATACGTGGAAAGCAGCAATACGACAGAAACGGCGTATCATTATCGAATTGATCGAACTTTTCGGTTGTTATATTACGGACAAAGCGAAGTAGATTGCTTGCGTAAATTCGAACTTATCGAGGAAGTATTCGGAAACACGCTGCAATTTAAAACGACAGATTATCGAGTTATTCCTAAAAGTTTTGGTGCGTCACAGCCGTTTAAAACGGAGGGTGGCGCTTTTTGTATGCTTGCAACTTTGCAGGTAGAGCTTCGACAGGCAAGACCACAAGAAAAATACGAAAAAATTGGCGTTGTTGAAGTTGAAACAAATGGCGATAAAACGAAAACAGAATGTGGGAGGCGGAAATAGATGGCAGGTGGAACTTGGGACCCGACGTCCTTACCGATTCAGCCCGGAATGTATATACGATTTCGAGACGCAGCCTTAGCGCAAATTTCGGGCGGTGCGCGCGGAATCGTGGCTATGCCTTTGTTCGAACACGAAGGTACGGCTGACATTGGAAAATTTTATACGATCGAACGGGAAGCCGAGGCGATCGAACTTTTCGGCATGGATTACGCTAGGCCAGTTATTCGGGTATTGCAAGGCGGAGCGAAAGAAGTCCTTGTATATGCTATGTCACAAATAGACGATCTAGAGTCGAGCGACAAAGAAGAAGCGTTTTTCAGTGTACGGGATAAGTACGAAGCACAGCATTTTAACGTGTTTGTGTACCCCGATGCTGTAGAAGCAACGGAGCAAGACGCATCGTTAGCGTGGTGCAAACGAAACCGCAAAGAGGGTAAGCACTTCATGGTCGTATATGGTGGCACACTCACAGAGGACCAAGACCCCGAGGTCGGAAATGCTCGCTCAATTCGATTGGCTGACGACTATGCAGTAAATCTAATTTCGGGAGTAATTAGCGGCTCCGGCACAGAATTGAGTTCCGGGCAATTTGCGCCGTACATCGCGGGTTTAATTGCAGGCACTCCGATTAACCAAGCGATTACGTATCGGGATATTCCGGTCGTAGACGTTACTAGACGCTTAAAAAATAGTGAAGTCAACAAAGCGCTCACTAGCGGTTCGCTCGTTCTTTTTCACGACGGGCGAAAAGTGAAGGTTATGCAAGGAATCGTGACGCAATCAGACGCAGGTAAACGAGGGAAAATTCGCATCATGCGCGCTCGGCAGGCGATTCAAACGGACATTACCGCAACTGCTTGTGATCACTACATCGGAAAGATTGACAATAACGAAGCGGGTCAAGCGTCGTTAATAAGCGCGGTTAAGGCGTATTTAGAAATGCTGGAAACCGAGAATGTTCTCGCAGAACCAACCGTACAGCTTGACCCTGAACGACCCTCAAAGGGCGATGCGGTATTTCTTTTAATTTCCTACATCGAAGTAGATTCAGCGGAACGATTCTTTGTAACGATTGACGCAAAAGAATAACGATAAATTGGAGGTGTTAACGGATGGTTTTAAAGGCAGAGACGGTAATTAACGGGGCTTTCTGTAAAGTTTATCATGAAGGACGATGGTTAACGTTTGTCAACTCACTCGAAGCAACAATGAACGTTGACTACGAGGATATAGCACGATCTGGCACTAGGTGGGTCGGTAAGAAGGCTATGGGCGTATCCGGGGAAGGTTCTATGTCTGGCTTTAAGATGACTCATGATTTTGCGAAACTAATTTCCGTTGTGGGAGACGATAAAAGTTCGCCCTATATCACGGAACTACTTATAGAAGTCAACGATCCAGAGTCGCCGCAATCGAAAGCATTCATACGGCTAAAAGAAGTACAGTTTGAGGCAGCCCCTATTATAAATGCTGAAGCTAATTCTATAGTTGAGGAGGAATACAACTTTACATTTGGCGGAGTCGAATACCTATAAAAACGATAAGGAGACGATAGCATGGCGGAATTAAGCGCAATCGATGCGTTACTAAATTCGGACGTAAACGTAGAGGAAAAATACTTCGTAAAACGTTTAGACACTTACTTCACCATCAAAGCGATTGACGGTGATACCTTGAATAAGATTCGGGAAGAAGCTTCGGACTTTGAAGGGCGCGGCAAGAAGAAACAAAAGGTCGTCGATGGCGATAAGCTCGGCTATCTAACGATCGCGGCGGGTTGTGCCGACCCCGACTTTGCCGACCCACGAGTGCTTGAAAAATTTGGAGCGCCCACGGCGGGCGAATGCGTAAAAAAAGCGCTACTTGCCGGTGAGATTTTCGAGCTACACCAAGCCATTTTGGAACTATCCGGATTTACTGCGGACGAAGACGAAGACGAGATCGAAGACGTAAAAAACTCATAAAGGCGGGCGGGAAAGCATACATCCTGCATCGCCTTTTTCAATTGCACGGCGTAACGCCCGACGAATTTTACTCGAAACATTTTCGACATAGGCAATTTATGGTCGCTTCCGAAATGATTGTAATCGAAGAAGAGGCCGAGGAGGCCAAACGACAAGAGCGGGCAGCAAAACGAAATAGGCGGAGAGGAGGCGTTTAGGTGGCGATTGATTTAGTTGCGAAGTTAACATTGCGTGATCGCATGACTGCTGGCTTAAAAAGAGCGACGGCGGGACTAAGTGGTTTCGAAAAGCAAACGAAAAAATCAACAAGCGCTGCGGAAAAGTTTTCGGGCGTACTCGCAGGGTTTGGCGTCACTCTAGGCGCTGCCGCAGTTGCCAAGTCTATCATCGGCATAGGCGCTGCCTTTGACGGACAGATGTCCCGTGTAAAAGCATTTTCGCAAGCTACCGACGAAGAGTTCGAGAAAATGCGAGCAACGGCGAAACATCTCGGGGAGACCACGGTATTTACAGCAACTCAAGCCGGTGAAGGTATGGAATACCTCGCTTTGGCAGGTTGGAAAGTTAACGAAATCATTGCGGGAATGCCTGGTATGTTAAACCTCGCCGCGGCTGGTGCGCTCGATCTCGGTCAGGCGGCTGATATAACCTCCGACACTATGCAAGCTTTCGGTATTTCAGCAGAAAAAGCAACTCACGTTGCTGACGTATTTGCCTACGCACAAGCAAACGCAAATACAAACGTACAGCAAATGGGGGACGCAATGAACTACCTAGCACCAATCGCGAATGCGCTCGGCTGGGGTCTTGAGGAATCTTCGGCCGCACTTATGACGTTCGGTGATTCCGGTTTGAAAGGTTCGATGGCTGGTCAAGCATTTGCTACCTCGTTGGCGCGACTCGCAAAGCCGACAAAACAAATGAACGTGGTTATGAAAAAGCTTGGAATCGAGTTTTTCGACGCACAAGGTAACATGAAATCTTTGCCTGAAGTAGTCGGGCAAGTCGAGCGAGCCACAGCGAAGATGACACAAGAACAGCGATCTTCCGTCCTGACTACGTTATTCGGCGCGCAAGCCTATAAACATTGGGCAATACTACTCGAACGTGGCTCAGACGAACTAGCGAACATGACGACACAGCTTGAAAATGCGGATGGTGCTGCTGAAAAGATGGCTGCCGATATGCTCGATAATTTACCGGGCAAATTCGAACTATTTAAGTCGGCTATGTCCGGTGTCGCATTGCACATATACGAACAGATTGCACCGGCGCTTACACGACTCGTAGAAAAGGCCACGGAATTTGCGGGCAAATTGCCGGCTAAATTCGACGCTTTCATAAAGCTTTGGCCGAAAATAAAAGACGGTTTAATTACAGCAGCCGTCGCAGTGGGAACGTTTAAAACCGCAATGCTTGGCCTAAAGATGATTAAGACCGTTACAATGTTAATGCAAGGTTGGCGCACGGCAACGATGGCAGCGACGATTGCTCAACTCGGCCTAAACGCGGCTTTTTGGGCGAGTCCAATTACATGGATAGTCGCAGGCATCGCAGGTCTTGTCGCAGCAGGCGTGCTTTTGTATCGTAACTGGGACACGGTTAAAGCCAAAGCCGTAGAGCTATGGGGTAAAACGAAAGAAATATTCGGCAAAATGGGCGAATGGCTAAAGACGAAATGGGGCGAAATGAAGACGGTGGCGACCGAAAAAGTTGTCGGTATGTATTTGTCAGCCGTCGAGTGGTTCGGAAAATTAAAAGAAACAATGAAAGAGAAAGTTTCGAGCGCTATCGAAAACGTTGTTACGTTCTTTTCGGAACTTCCGAGCAAGGTCGCGGAGTGGCTCGGCTTTATGTTCGGGGTTGCGGTCGAATGGCTTTCGCAATTTCCGGGCAAGTTTGCTGAATTTATGTCGCAAGCATATACGAACACAGCCGAATGGCTCGGTCAGTTGCCGGGCAAGGTCGGTGAATTTTTATCCAACACGTGGGATAGCGCCGTGTCTTGGCTTTCAAGTATAGCGGCTAGCTTCGGTGAATGGTTTATGAAGGCTTACGACAATGCGGTTGAGTGGGTTTCGCAGTTACCGGAAAAAATTGGCGGGTTTGTCTCCGCAATTCCGGGCGCTGTTGGCGGCGCAATTAGCGCTGTATGGGCGAAGTTTAAGGAACTCGGCGCGGCTATTCCAAAGGCAATCGCCGAAGGATTCAACGGAGCTAAAAAGGCAATCAGTGGCGCGGCCAGTTGGGCGATCGATAAGCTGTCGGCAGGCATTTCAAACTTTACCGATATGGGTAAAAAGGCGGGAAGTTCTTTCTCGGATGGGTTCGGCAAAGGTAAAAAGGCTGTTAACGGTTCGCACTACCACGGCTTGGAACGAGTGCCCTACGACGGTTACGTCGCACGAATGCATAAAGGTGAAAGAATTCTGAATCGAAAACAGGCGGACGCATTCGACAATGTTATGTATTCATCCGTTTCGGCGGCAGGTGGCACAGCGTCAAAGTCTAACGGTGGAAACGGTCAAAGTAGTTCGGCAACGACTGGTGGAGGTAAATCATTAGGTGATGTGGTTGTCGAAAAATTGGCAGAGACATTAGTAATCCGAGAAGAAGCGGACATCGACCGTATTGCTAATCAACTGGCACGAAAAATTTACGAAGCGGGGGAATTGGGGGCATGAACAATCGAATTGAATTTTGGCTTTCGTTCAATAATGGTGCGGAGAAAATTCGGCTGCCCGTCAATCCTCCGACACTGGAAATGAAAACCCCGTTTAGTAACACCGACATCGAAGTCGCACAGCTTGGCGAATTTACAGTAATCGGTGAACGGGGTCTAGCTGAATTTTCTTTTCATTCCTTTTTTCCATCACGATATAATGCGAGCTACTGCGAATACTCCGGCTTTTTATCACCAAATGAATTTGTAGCAATTATCGAACGTTGGCGAGATACGCGGCGCCCTATCCGTTTTTTAGTGACCGGCACACAAATAAACTACGCTGTCACAATTCGAGAGTTTGAGCGGGAGATCGAACGCGCCGGCGCTGCTGGCGATATATATTATACGCTTGCACTTAAAGAATATCGTTTCTTGAAAACGAAAGTCGAAGAAACTACGAAGCCAGCGGAAAAACAAAGACCGCCCGTTGTAAACGACGGTTCGGCGGGACCGGCTAATAAATCGTACACAATAAAAAAGGGCGATAACTTATCAAAAATTGCTAAGGAAGTCTATGGGAACGCCAACGATTGGCGAAAAATTTATGAAGCTAATAAGGATGTTATCGGAGCAAATCCGAATCTGATTTATCCTGATAAAAAGCTGGTGATACCGTGACTATGCGTGTAATTTATTTTCATAATGGGAAGATATATACATTAGATGGTTTAGTTAAATCGGTAAATATTTCCGGCGATATAGCAAAAGAAGCGCGCACTTGTAATGTCTCTTTAAATAATACACAAGATGGCCGTAAGAAGCTGTACCCTTTTGAGAATGGTGGGGAGATTCGTGTCCTTTACGAAAAGTCTGAGGTTTTCCGAGGTATCGTTTTCCAAACGGATATAAATGAAAAGGGAGAACAATCCTTAACAGCTTATGATTCTAACGTCTACTTATCTAAAAATAGTGACACGGTAAAATTTACGAATAAAAAAGCATCGCAAATCCTTAGTGAATTGTGCTCCAAATACGGCATAAAAACGGGAAAGATTGCTGACACGGGTTATGTTTTCAAACGTTTTATCCAACGAGGAAAAACGCTCTACGATATCGTAGTCCTAGCGCTAACGGAGACACGAAAGAAAAACGGACGACGCTTTATGTTGCGCAACACTGAAGGTGCTCTCGAATTAATCGAAGTATTAACGAAGGACACTCGCATCGTAATCGAAAGTGGCCGAAACTTAACCAATGCGACTTTTTCCGAATCAATCGAAGATCGCCGTACCCAAGTAAAGTTAACCGGTGGTGACGAGAAGAAACCGGCGGTAACGGCGGTTGTGAAGAGCGATGCAGGTATCGCAAAGTACGGTATCATGCAGCATTACGAACATAACGGCGAAGTCAAGGACGCTAATAAGCTAAATCAGTTAGCGACGCAATTGTTAGCGGAATTAAACAAAACGCAGCAGGATTTCGACGTAAGTGCGTTGGGTGACATCCGTATAAAATCGGGCGAATCTATAGTAGTACGCGACAGTGTTACGGGACTTTCGGGTGCTTTTTTCGTTTCAAACGATTCCCATAAGTTTGAAGCGAATAACGTATATACGATGTCTTTGAAATTATCACGAACGTTAGATTTAGCAGAAATTGACGGGGAGGTAGACGAGGATGCAGAAAAACCTAAGCGTGGAAGGTAGTCCGTATTCGCAGATCGTGCAGCTAATGCGTAAGCATGGAGAAAATAAACCGATTGACTGCGAAACTGGCGTAGTTGTTTCGGCTCCTCCGGATATTAAAATTCGGCTAGACAGTTCGCCTATTGAGCTTGACAAGGATGACTTAATAATACTTGAGCATTTAACGAGACACGAACGTGTAGTAACGCTAATGCATGAGCAGGAAGCCGAACGTGATCTTGGCGACAATACCGTAGAAGACGATCGAATAGACAACGGCATACCGGCTATCGTACCCGATACTTACGAACATAAAAACATAATATTGCGATTTGAAGACGTCCTGAAGCCGGGCGACCGTGTGTCAGTCGTATGTCTCGATGATCAAATGAAATTCGTCGTACTAGATCGGGCGGTGATGTACTGATGGCGCTGACTCCGAAGCATAGCTCGAAAGCACTGGATGACTATATCGACAACGTCGAACTAGCGGACGCACCAAAGCCTGAACCATCGTTGGCCTATCGTTTTGATTTCGAAACAGGTCGGATTAGTGGTGTAGTTGACGAAATGGAAGCGCTGAAACAATTCATTCGGAAAGCTCTTATTACGAGGCGGAGTCGTTATCTGATTTACGACGACGATTACGGTTGTGAGATTCCGGGTCTACTTGGTGAGGACGTAACAGATGGTTATTTGCAGTCGGAAATTCCTCGGATGGTTCGCGAGGCGCTTGTGTACGACGATCGAATCGAGGACGTTACAAATATCGTTGTTACACGCAAAAATGATTCGGTGTTCATTCAATTCACGGTAATTTCCATTTTCGGTGATATTGACGAGGGGGTGGTCTTGTGAGCGTACGGACTCAGTCGGAAATTTTAGAAAGCTTATTAAATAACATTCGCGATGACGTTAGTAAACGAAAAGGTGAGATCGTCTGGGATGTATCGGCAGCACTAGCCTACGAAGTCGAAATGCTTGAATGGGAAAACCATGCTACGCGTCTACTCGGATTTGCCGACACGTCTGAACATGAATATCTCGAACGACGAACGGCTGAACTTGGTATAACAAGAAAGCCTGCAACGAAGGCTGTCGGGCAAGTCGTTTTCACGGGCAGCAACGGCGCCGAAATACCTAAAGGCTTGCGAGTATTTACTAACAATACTACGCCTTTATATTTTGTAACGACCGAAAACGCAAAGATTATCGATGGTAAAGCGTCCGTGCCAGTCGAGGCCGTCGAAGCTGGCTCGGCAGGTAATATCGGGATTGGAGAAATCGTCGGCTATGAGCAAATCGTGGGCGGCATCGACGCCGTAGCGAATGAGACTGAATTTGCCGGTGGTGTGAACGCAGAGACCGACGAGGAGTTGCTCGGCCGTTATTTGTTTAAAGTTCGTAAGCCGATAACGTCCGGAAACGTGTATCACTACGAAAAATGGGCAACTGACATCGAGGGCGTTGCGGCAGCGCGTGTCTTTCCAATATGGGACGGTCCCGGCACGGTAAAAGTTGTGGTGATCGGTCGTGATGGAAAAGCGCCTGACGCCGTCGTCATGGATGCCGTAACCGAGCATATCGAACGGGAACGGCCGATCGGCGCAACAGTTACTGTCGTAGGTATCTCGGAAGTACCGTTATCAATTTCGGCAAAACTAACGCTTGCGGGCGACCTAAAAGCGGACGATGTCAAGCAAGATATTATCGATTCTATAACTGCATATATAGTAGAAGAAACTCGGATTATTAGGTATGCCAAAATTGCCAATGCGATCATCGAAACGAAACATGTGATCGATTATGAAGACTTATTAGTTAACGGAGGAACGGCAAACATTCCGATAGCACTTGACTCCGTTGCTGTCGTTGGCGAGGTTGATTTCGTATGATAAGCCAAACCAAGCGAAATTTGCACGAATACATGCCGCCATATTACGATCATTCGCCCGAATTGACCGCATTAACGGACATTGCCTCGGCCGAAATTGATCGTATACGTGCATTGATGCGGGACACTCTCGATCAGATGTTCGTTAGAACGGCAACGTGGGGACTTTCCGACTGGGAACGCGTACTCGACTTGCCGCCAATGAAACACGCCTCACTAGACGCTCGACGTGAACGCATTTTGGCAAAGCTAAACGGAAATGCCCCGGCGACTGTGCGCTACATGACCGACATCTTAAATTTGTTTGTTGAAAATAAGACCGGACAAATTATCGAACATAACGAAGAGTACTGGTTTGAAGTGCTAATGCCGATAGAAAGCCTTAATAGGTTGGCTGAAATAAAAAATGCGTTATCAGAAGTAAAGCCAGCACACCTTGAAGCAATTTTTATTGGCGAGTTTTATGCGATCTTATTAAGTTTTATTGACAACACCTACGACTTTCACGTCCAATACCCAATTTGCGGTGACATGCCACCGAGTGAAGCTCATGTCTCTATAGAAGAAGACGAAATGCGCGTCACAGAAGGTTCTTACGATTTCAGCGTTGAATACGAAGTAAGCGAAACGAAGGTTAGCAGTTTAAAAAAGGAAAAGACAGTCAGCATCGATCAAACTTATGATTTTGCTGTGGAATATCCGATCTGTGGCGAAATGCAACCGCCACAAGCGCAAGTTAAAAATAGTCATTTCAGATCGATAACAAAAGATAATAGCTACACCGTTAACGTCACATATCCGATTTGTGGCGATTTTTATTGCGGGGAGGAGATTTCATGATCACACCTTTATTAACCAGTCTTATTCAGCAAGACCTAAATCGTCATTTTAATAAAGCGAAAGTAACGATTAACGGCATCGAACAAGAATATGAAATTTACGAAACTATCATCCGAGATAACATCATAAAAAAATACGTCTATATCGAAGACGAGCCTAGCGGCTTGATCGAACGTGCGGTACTAGTTGATCAGTACGGACGTGAGCTAATAATCCAAGAACCAAACTTAGAAAAAGGCCAAGATGGCTGGATTATTTCATTTAAGCTTGTGATCGAAATCAAAGACGAAAGCGAGGTTGGTAACGTTGGCGGAAGAAAGGATTGAATTGCCGGATTTGTTAGCTGAGATATTCCAATATATCCCGACCGAATGGCGAGATAAAATAGATGACCCTGAGGGTGACCTATCCCATCCGGGTACACCATGGACAGCTCGTAGGGGGAACAACTTAGAAAAAGGAACGCAGCTTGCACATTTAAGATTAAATAACATCATTGCCTATCTCGAAGACATGACACATGTTCAGAAGAATCTTCGATTGGAATTTTTGTTGTTGAAAGCGTCTGTGACAAGTGGATTGACAAGTAACATCTTTGTCGAGAATTTTGATTCACTTGAGGATATCGACTTGACGCATGGCTCACACGATGTAGAGGATAGAAAAATTTATTTACGATAAGGAGGGAATAAGATAGCTATGTATTATTATAATAAATATAGAATTGACTCAAAAGTGATTGGATATGATCAAAAAGTTAAAGGTGAAACGTATATAGAATATGCCAGTTTGGACAGCGGTAGTATTGATCAACGGCCAATATATGATTCATGGCAAAAATATGAAATACACAATGGAAAGTTTCATGCGCGAGGTGAAAAGGAATCACACCTCCTACAAGAGACTCCATGGATGTATTATATGTTTGGTAACAATTGGAGAGAACCGGACCGTAATAGCGATCAAGGAGATTATTTATTTTTTAGAGGGAACAGTGATATTTATGGAATATATTTTAGTGTCAACTATATCGATACTAAATATAGAGAAGAAAGAGGAAGCTTGGTACAATCTAACATTCTAGCTGAATACAACGCTTACCCAACTGACGGCAAACACACTGACGGTTATTGGTATGTTAGAGGTAATATGTATGAAGGGCCAAATCCACCAACATCTATCACTTTATCGAAAACAAGCGGTTTACGAGTGGGAGACACTATAACTGTCAGTTGGTCTGGGGCATCCGATCCCGGAGATAAGATTACAAAACATTTCTTGGAAGTACAGAGAAATGGCGGCAGTTGGTCATCTGTTGCAACGAAGAATACGTCAAGCGGCTCAAGCAGCCATAGTTACACTATTCCGTCTGGCACAACGTCGATTCAGTTTAGAGCATGGGTAGAAAATACGCTAAATTACGTCTCACGAGCAATAGTATCTTCTAAATATACGGTAATGAATAATGTTCCGCCGAGAGCCGTTCCAGTCGAACCAAAAGGCGACCTTGCTAAAATCGCCATCGTTGACACAATCAACCCAGTCTTAGTTTGGAGGTTCGAAGACACCGACCTAGGGGACGCTCAATCGTCGTATCAAGTTTTTATTGTAGAAAATGCTACCAATAAAGTAGCCCACAACAGCGGGAAAATAGCATCCTCTCAATCTTTCTATATTGTTCCCGACTTAAAGTGGGCAACGAGGTACAAATGGAAAGCAAGAGTATGGGACAAATACGACTTAGCGAGCGAATATTCTTCGTATCAGTTTTTTCTACCAAAACGACCGCCAAACGTAACGGACGTGATGCCAGGAAGCCCCAACGTTGAAGAACCAGCAGGCACGGGAACAGCGCCAGAGTTCAGCTGGACGTTCGAGGATTTAGATCAACAAGCGCAGGCCGCATATCAGCTTAGAATTTACGACACAAAAGATGTCCTTATATATGATTCGGGAAGAATCGAGAAAACAATAAATATGCACAAAATCCCCGAAGGCATATTGACTGAAGGGACTATTTATTATGCCGTTGTGACGGTATGGGATCCGTTCGGCTTGGATAAGGACAGTGAAAAAGCGTATTTTGTGACGAACTCTACACCTACGCCGCCAACGCTTACGAATCCAGCAAATACCTATCGGACGGGCTTGCGACCGACTTTCGAGGGACTTATTGGATCGGATAAAGAAAACGATCCTCAACACTTTATCATCCAGATTTCGCAGGACGAAAAATTCGAGAAACACGTGCTTGAATTGTCATCCATGAATGACCGAAAAGGCTGGCAAGTGTCCGATGGCTCTCAGTGGTATGATCTGCCGGAGGAAGGCGTGGACAATAGTTACGAGGGTAAAGGCGTTCGCTATACTCTGCAAGTGGACTTAGACGAAGGCCGTACTTACTACTGGCGCCTTGCTGCGATTGATGCCAACACCAAAGCCCGCGGCAAGTGGTCAAACACTAGGTGTATTCGTTGTGGAAATACGTTGCAATTTAAGCTGAAAAGACCAATTGAAACAGGTAATACCGCAGCACGAAGAATATTAATTGCTGCCGACTACTACATGGCGCAAGATGGCATAAACAAGGCGACCATGAAAATCGAAGTTACAAATAACGCATTGGACACTAATCCAATGTGGGAGGATGCGACAGCCGCCTATCAAAATGCGGATTACTTCACGTTTTCCAATACGACAAAAACAGCGCAGCAATACGCGTTAGATATTCGTGTTACATTCTTGGCGAACGATTCATTGGGAGCTATCGAGATGCGCGGGCTTGGCTTCTCGTTCGATTAAGGGAGGGAATCACATTGAAAGCAATTACCGTAACGCCTTTGCAAGTTTTGCGTGAGAAAGAAAAGGAGTTAGAAGACAAGGATAAACAGCTACAGCAGCTTGGTTTTGCCTTGACAGAAGAAAAAATAAAGAATGCTCAGAAAGATGCGATGTTATCACAACTGGGGCAGGAAGTTACGCAATTAAAAATCGAGGTTCTTGCACTGAAAGGGGAGGCTAAACAATGAGTTATTGGGAGCTAGCTTACGGATGGGGATGGTGTTCTATTGATCAGCTTAGACTAGTTGTGCTGTACAAAGAAATCACATCCGAAGATTTCAAAAAAATCACAGGTGAAACTTACGAAGAAGAAAACGCCGAATAGGGCGTATTTTTATTTTTCGAAAGGAGTTAATGATGGAAGATGTAATGCAATATTTCTTAACACAAGGACCCTTTGCGGTCCTTTTTGTGTGGCTTTTTATCCACCAAATGAAGTCGTCCGAAGCGCGGGAATTACGCTATCAAAACCTACTCGAAGCGATGACAGCGAAGTACGACGACATTGCGGAAGAGATTCGAAAGATGAAAGATCGTTTACCCCCTCGGCAATAAAACAAAATAGGAAAAACAGGAGGCGTTTATATGTTCGAAATTTACGATATCGCATTAATTCCATTAATTCTTGGCGTGGTCGAATTGGCCAAACGGCTTGGCTTGCCGACTAAATATTCGCCAATAGTAGCGGTTGTGTTCGGCTTACTATTCGGCATATTTTACGTAGCCGACGGCCTAAAAGACGGCCTGATTATCGGCCTTGCTATGGGACTCGCTGCGAGTGGCCTATATAGTTTCGGCAAGAATGTAACGACTAAGGACGGTTCTAAATAATGAGTTTCATCGAAGAGATCGCCCCTCACGCACGGAAAGCAGCGGCGGAGTCGGATGTCCTAGCGTCACTAATACTCGCACAGGCCGTACTTGAGTCGGCTTGGGGGACATCGGAATTAGCGCAAAAAGGAAAGAATCTATTTGGTATAAAAGGCGAATACAAAGGGCAATCCGTTATGATTATTACTTCGGAATTCGTGAACGGAAAAGAAATCAAGGTAAACGCCGCCTTCCGTAAGTACCCGTCATGGCTTGAATCAATTCGTGACCTGACCGACAAATACGTAAACGGTGTGTCATGGAATAAGGACTTGTACAGGGCGGTTGTTGGCGAAAAGGATTATCGAAAGGCAGCGTGGGCAGTTAAAAACGCTGGCTATGCGACTGATCCTAAGTACGCCGAAAAGTTGATAGGCGTAATAGAAACGAATAATCTAACGAAATATGATGTTAATACGAAAGGAGTCGATTTAGATTTGCGTATAGCAATCGATGCAGGACACGGTAATAATACTCCGGGAAAACGTGCGCCAGACGATAGTATGCGAGAGTTTCATTTTAATAGCGTTGTGGCAAAATATGTAGTCGAAGAACTTCGGACATATCAAGGCGTGCTCGTCGAAATTACACATGACCCTTCAGGCATTCGCGATATCCCACTAAAAGAACGAACGGACAAAGCAAACCGATGGGGCGCCGATGCCTTCGTATCTATTCACGCTAATGCGGTAGGCTCTGCGTGGAGCAATGCGAACGGCATCGAGACTTATGTATATACGTCTAAGCCAGCGGGCGCTGTCGCCCTCGCGACGAAGGTGCAGGCTGCGCTAATAGCTTCGACCGGACTTCGTGATCGAGGCGTAAAGGTGGCCAATTTCCACGTGCTCCGCGAGACGAAAATGGACGCAATTCTAGTCGAATGTGGCTTTATGGATAATCCGGCAGAATTAGCGTTATTGAAGTCGGACAGTTATCGGCGCAAGTGTGCCCAAGCGATTGTTTCCGGTTTGGCGAAACAGTTTGGACTAAAAAAGAAGAGTGGCGTCGTAGCCCCTACAGTGCCAAAGGAGGAATCTTCAGTGGATAAAAATAAACCATCTGCATGGGCGAAGAAAGATTGGGACGAAGCTGTCGCTAATGGATATTTTGACGGCACACGTCCACAAGACAACATCACTCGTGAGGAAATGGCTGTTGTTGTGAATAGATTGAGAAACAATTTGCTGCCACTAATTTATAAGAAGTAAAATAAATAAAACAACCCTTGGATGCCTTATTTACCCAATATGACCATCCAAGGGTCTCGATTAGGTACACTAAAACCCAACACTACTTTAATTTTACCTTTTTCAAATTTTTTGTCAATTAAAAAATAGCCCTTCCCACAGAGAGGAGATGCTTAAATTTAAATATTCTCTAGATCATGCCTTTGCTTGTAAAAACCAAGTAGCCACTTATCTCCCAATGGTCTGTCGTCATAAGATTCCAATCCTATCTCGTCTACTATTTCATCAAATTGTTTCATCAATATATCTTCTTTTCTCCCAAATTTGTGCGTGTAATTCATCAAATCTTCATGGATTTTAACAAAAGTAGACATCGGCTTTTTCTGAAATTTTTCCATGTATTTATTTTGTACAGAGTATTTATCTTTTTCAAAAACACCACTACCAAACACATCTGCTGTGGCAAATAACTTTCCAAATAGCATGTCTCTATCTTTATTACCCAACACCTTTTCCCCCTTGAGTTTCAAATAACAATCGTACAGTTTTATAGCATTGCCAAACGTCATATTTTCAATATCCGATACACCTTTCGAGTATTTTGCAAGGACAGGCTGGCTAATGCCCGTCTCTTGGGATATTTTATAGTTAGATACATTTGACTCAAAAAGTAGAAATTCTATAGCTCGTTTTGCTTCTTGCATTTTTTAACACCTTCTTAGTAGAATATTTCTGCGTATCGATAATCATCTTCGATTTGCCAATGTGCAAAGCCTTCTTTGTAGTCTTTGTGTTTAGCTTTAGCTAATTTTTCTAAAACCCTATAATTGTATCTGTCATTTCTGCCGTAAAGATCGTCTTTGCTTATCAATGTAACGATCGAATCGCTGTGATAGGTCGGTATATCAAACACTTGTGTCCACGCTGACATATCTTCAAAATCGATAAAAATAACCGCATTCCCTTGCCAACCGTTAAATTCCTTGCGAGCATCTTCTAACCCTTTAAATAATTCTTTTACAGCCATTTTTTTTATTTCCTCCTTTTATATGTATGAGGGAAGAACCCTCTATAATTAAAGCCATTTTGGATCGATGTGGTTTTCAATCACAATAACCTCATCATTAAGACGAATTTCGATGTCTCCACAGTTCTTAGCGTAGTGGTACATTCGGATTGGAGCGCCTGTTAATTTATTCTTTCCAGTTCTGTATCTTTCAATTGGATTACGTTTGATATATTCTTTTCCTCTCCATGATTTTTCTTTTGAAAGAAGAGATACTTGAATGCCTTTGTCATCATTTATAACAAAGTAGCAAGAACCGTTTATGCCTTTTGGTAATTCACAAAATCCAATCTTACTTTCCATTCCCTTTAACACGATTGCCCACGCCATGCGAAGAGCTTCTGCAAAATAATCTTTAATCTTTCCACCAAATTTAGAAAAACCTTTTCTGGCAATTTGCCAAGCCTTCGTCATGACGATTTTCTTCATCGTTACTTCCCCCTTTGTTTTGATTAACTTAAGTATACTAAACTTAAGTATACTACGCAA